ATGCGGTAGTAAACGTTTGTACGTGCATCCAAACGGCCATCGCCTTTTGTAAGACCACGAGCAAACGGGTTTGCAACCATGCCGTAACGAGTCTTAAATCCAATTTTTGGTTGGAATGTATACTGGTCAACTGCACGAACCATTTGCAACGGTACGTATGGGCAATAGAAGATACCAGCGTCATAAGGAGAAGAACCCTTATAACCGATTGTAACCAATTCTTGGTTCGATGTATAACCACCGAAATAAGGATCGATATAAACCTTGATACGACCATGCAACATACCAGCAAATGTATTGCCTGTATCGTCAACTTGTAGGTCAGCAGACAAAGCAGGAGTGTAAGACAACACACCAGCCATTGCCATAGCAGAAGCTACGTCAGAAGAAACGATAAGGACATTACCTTTACCACGGCGTGTTTGCTTAGCAATTACGTTAGCATCACGCTCGATTTGGAAAATCAAACCTTTGAAACGTTCAACTGACCAACGACCGTTAGAGTCGGTGTCCAAGTCAAAAGCACCAGCAGTTGTAACACCATACTGAGCACCTGCAACGGCACAAGTATAAATGGTACGGATAACTTCACGGTTGATTTCAGCCAAGATTTCTGTAGACAGAATGTTTGACAATTCTGTTTCAGCATCCAAACCATGGATTGCCTTCAAGTCTTGAGCGAGTTCAAGTGAGTATTCGGCCTTCAGAGCACGTGATTGAGCAGTTACAGTAACTTTCTCAATTGAGAATGCCATTTGGTTGAATACACCAGTAGCGTCATCAGCACCCAAACCTTCAGCAGTAGCTGTTGGTAATGGAATACCAGTTGTATACAGATTACCTGTTTCAGCACCAGCGTTGGTCTTAATATCGGTTGCGTTGTTACCAACAAAACCGTATGGGTTCGAAGCTGAACCAGTACCTGAGAAAATCGTATTAGCTTCGTTAAAGAACGATTCTGTACCAGATGGTGTGTTGTAACGAGCACGCATTGCGAAAATCAAACCGGTAGGGCCAGTCATTGGCTGAACGCCAGCAACGTCATAAGCGATAAGATTAGGCAACGCACGGCGAACCAAACTAATCAAGATTGGATCATAGTTTTGAATACCAGCACCTGTAGCGTTTGTAGGCGCTGCAGAATAAGTAGTCTCATTCAATGACTGTGCGTCTTGACGCATAGCTTGTTGTTGGTTTTCCAAAACAAGTGCAGTAACTGCTTTCTTGTATGGATCTTTAATGGCTTCAAGTTCTGGATGATTCAGAACTGGATCCCATTTCTTTTGTAATTCTTCGGTTAGAAACATTTAGTGTTCTCCTTGTAAGTTTCTATATTGGTAAATTTTATTTATTTAACCAATGTTTTAGAGATTGTTTGTGCATACTGTGCGATTTCTGCATCGACATAACCCGTAGGTTTTTTATCGTCTTCGATAATCACTTCTTCGTTCAATGCAGAACTGCCAGATGTATTAACTGGTTCATTGAAATATGATTCTCTCAATGTTACCAATTTGTCTGCGAATTCCTCGTCAGTAGTAAACTCCACACCCTCTGCGAGTGACTTCATTTTTTCTACTTGAGTCTGCGTTAGGCCTTCACATACTGCATGTATAGCCTCTGTTTTTTTAGATTCGTTTAATTCTTTTTTCATATCAACGGCAGATTGAATCTGTTCGTTTAATGAAGATTCCAGTTCTTGGACTTTAGTTGTTAATTCTTCAACAACGTTTACCTTTTCTTCTGGAATATCAATGTAATGAGCTTCGAATAGGTCTTTCATACCATTGATGAAAGATTCTACGATTTCAGCACGTAGACCTTTTTCGATTGCCAATTCATTTTCTTTGATCCATTCTTCGGCCATGTAATTGATGTAATCGTCCAACTTGGTAGCCAAGTCTTCTTTGATTTCTTCAACGGCAACTTCGAATTCTTCAAATAGAGCTTGTTCGATATCTTCCATAACAGCTTGTGTACGTGCGATAACGGCAGCTTCAAAAATTGTAGTGGCCTTTTCTTTGAACTCTTCAGAAAGATTTTCACCAGACAATAGAGCATCAACGTCTTGTTCCATTTGCTCTTTCATCTTTTCTTTCTTCATCATCTTTTTAATCATGGCTTTATCTTGTTTCGCATCTTCATGAACTTCTTCTTTTTCTTCAGCAACTACTTCACCATCTTCTTCGGTTTCTTCACCGTAAGATTGGAATGTAGCACCTGGATTAGATTGAAAAGTTTGTTTGGCCAATTTGGCTTTCACACGGTCACGAATAGATGAATAATCTGTGGCTGGTTCTTGTACTGGTGTTGTACCTGCACCTGAATCGGCTGGTTGACCAGACAACTTCTTCATTGGTTCTGAACCAACTGGTGGTGTAGCACCTGGAGGTGTTGCTGTTGGTGTACCTTTGGTGTAGTCTCCACCTTGGTCACTCAATTTGTCAACAACGCCTGCAACTTCACCTGCATCTTTTTGGCCTGTTACAACCGATGTAGGTAATTTAGATGGTTTGTCTTTGCCGCCTTGTTTAGACGAAATGTTAGATTGAAAGTTTTCTTTGGCACCTTCAGTCAAAACTGCTTTAGCGGCATCTGCTAGATTTAAATTTCCCATTTTGAGAATCTCCTTGTATATAATGGATATTTATAATTAAAGTTTTTTGATGAAATTTTGGAATATTTTTAAGCTGACTTGTTCAATCTCTTTACGAGTCGCTTGGCGAATTTCTTGTTTCGCTTCTGCTAACTGAACTTCAGTCCAATTTCCATTTATCATCATCCACTCTTTACCTTCCATGATACCTTGTACAAAAGCACCAGGTGCGGAAGGGTCTGCTACTATATCTGCCGCTGTGGCTAGACAAAAATCACCTTGAACAACGTTGATTCCGTTTTCCATTTTAAGAGAACCCATACCTCTAGATGATACTCCTAATTGAGCACCACCCTCGATAAGGTTTCTTGCAATGTTACCCATAGGGGTTTCAAGGATTTTAGCTTTGCCTATCCAAGCGTTTCCTTCCTGGCGTAAACCCACAATTAAGTGAGACACACGGTCAAGATTGATAGATGGGGTGTCTGGATGTCCCAGTTCACCAAAGGCACGGTTTTTATTAATGTATTCTTCTGTGTAACGATTAACCTCAGTACGCATGACATCTTCTTTGTACATGCGTTTGTTTTTGTTAACTGTCTCAGCAACAAGAAATGGACCTTCAATAAACAAGGTTTTCTTGCCGTCTTTTTCTTCTACTAAGTAGGTTACCGATTCGGTAATTTCTTTAATGAGTTTCATTATAGACTTTCTATTATGGTGTTAATCCATACGGTGGGTAATTGAATGCAGCAGGATCATTAAACTGACCACGTTGATAATGATTATTGTCTTTACGCAAATCTAAAATCATAGTATAAGAATCATTTGCAGCCATACCACGGGTTACAACACCTATGTTACCATTGCAACCAGCAGTACCAGCAGCATTATTTGGAATTGTTGTCCAGTTGCCTGCACCGTCAAATTCACCATTTCCATTTAATATCATCAATGGAACTGGTGTGCTTGCTGTCCAATATAATTGAAGGTCACCACTAGAACCACAGTCATACCATAAACGATTCAATGCCAATCCATAATATGAGAGAGCACCTGTGTTTGCTGCGGACACTAACAGATTGGCTTTAGAAGTGTCTAATGCACCATAAAGTCCATTGGCTGTAATTCTAGCGGTATTTGATTCTTGTCCTGAACCATCGAAATATCCAGTTAATTTAATAACTACACTTTCTGTGGTATCTTTGATTACCTGATATGTAAATGAATTTGCCATTTTGTTTCCTATTAAACTTCGGTATCTTCTACTTCAGCATTTTGTGGCTGATTGAAGAGAGTTTTTGCTAATTGTTCTTTATGTGTCTCTATATGAGCCATAACTTTATTATTAATTGCAGAATACAAGGCATCACGCATTTCAGTTGCGTTTCCATCTTCTGCATAATCTATAATTGCTCTTGTTGTTTCTGACATATTATTCTCCAAATTAAATTATTTATAGTATACGTTTCAGTCTAGTGAAAGTATTTACTTCTTCTTTTTTTGCTGCTGATTTTTGTTTCTGTGTTTCCATTTCAGCTTGCGCCTTCAAATCTTCAGGATGAGTAGGTTGTGCAGGTACATTACTAATCATTTGTTGTTGTGCTACGTCATTCATTACACCAACTGGCAAACCTAATCCTTCTTCTTTCTCTTTATCAATTTCTTTTTCCATGTCTTTAATTTGGTCATCTGTCAAACGCAATACATTTCGTTGTATCCATGCTTGTGAGAAGTAACGACCCGTATAAGGGTCAACTGCACCCAACAACTGTAACCGTTGAGTCATTAATTCGGCTTCTTTAAGTTCTGCAAAATTATTATCTTTAATAAAGTCATAATGGATATTTTCTTTGAATATATCCCATTCTTCTGCTGTACAGATACCTTTAAGTACACATTGAATTCTCAATGCTTGGTCAAACATATCTGTGAATTTGTTACGTAAACGATCCACAAATTTAGAAAACTTCAACTCGTCACGGGTAATTTCAGAGGTACGACCTAATGAAAAACCCTGGTTCGGTTCTAATCTAGAAATTGGTACAGACAATGCGCCATACAATTTCTTTTGGAAATACTTAACGTCTTCCAATTCACCTAGGTTCTGGCCGCCAGGTAATGTGGTAATCTCAGTACCTTTACCACCTTCACGGCGAGGTAACCAAAAATCTTCCAACATAGACATGTGTTTACGGTCATCACGTACTTCACCTGTGTTCGAATCATATACAAGTTTGTTCTTGTATTTCACCATAATATCACGGAGATATTGCTCTGCTTTTAATTTTGGTAGATTACCTACGTCAATATAAAAGATGCGGCGTTCTGGAGCTCTCGAAATTCGGTAAATCACCGTTGCATCTTCAATCATCCGGAGTTGATTGAGAGGTTTGATAGCTTTATGTAGATAACTCAGAACGACTGCTCTACGTGAATCCATTAGACCAGAAACAATTGAAACAATTGAATCTGTTGTAATACGAATACCAACTGGACCAAAATTAGATGATGCACCAGTTACAACTTTATCATTGTAAATATAATATTCATTAACCGTTTGCATAACATCTGCACCGGTACGTTCATCTTTTTGTTTCTTCATCTCACGTACTTTACGGAGTTTACGTGGATCAATGTACCTTAGTTCTTTAATACCTTCTGTAGGTTTTTCTTTATCAATAATGGCATGATAATATAACCTACCATCAACATAGTACCTACGAAAAATATCTTGTGCCATGTTTTGATAATTTAACAAACGTAAGAGAATCTGGAATTCATCTTTAATTGCTTTTTTAATCTTATCTGTTACTTTTAAATTATCCAAAACAATGTCTGTAATTTTACCATCATCATCTTGTACTATAGCCTCATTAACTATATCATCTATTGCAGATTCAATTTCTGGCTGCATTGCCATTTCACGGTAACGAGAAATGAGTTCTACCTCATTCTTTGCGGTACCGTCTAGGTCAACGTATGTGCCATAATAAGCGGCAGATGTAATAGTTAATGCGCCATCGTCCGTAGCCGGAGGCGAAAATGATTGCTGAGTCGCTTTCTGCAACTCATCTTTCTCACGGGATATCGTAAAACCGAAAAGTGAAAATTTATTTGTATTAGCCATATTTTTAAATTAATTATAAAGTCAAGAAAACATAAAGGAGGGTGGTTAACCCTCCGTAAAAATCAGGTAGTTGTATCGTCCGTTTGCCACCATTGATATGCAAACGTTGTTTGATATTCTTCAATAGCGTCATTTGAACCCCAATCTAAATCGATTGGAGCCAAATCAATTGGGAATAAACCAACAAAGTTGTATTTCTTTAGTGTGTTACCTGTTTTGCCAAATTGTGTGACAGCTGCATCAACTGAATAACCATTTGAACCAGCTGCACCGGCATTACGCACGTTGCCTGCATGGCTGTTGATAGCATTCATCCATGATTCGAGACTATTTCTAATTGAAAAATCTTCATCATTGATGATTGTTAATGTCCAGTCTGCAAAAGTTCTGTTACCAGCAAATTTCATTTCACGACCGAAATAATATACTGGTACAGTTCCAATTGTCGAACCTGGTAGTTGTGCTGTCTTGGCCATAAATGTTACTTTTTGACCAGACGCAACGCTGTTGAGTGCAATATTTGGAAAAGTTAGAGTCACAGAAAATAGATTAGGACGGGCACCGTCTCCAATCATTTGTGCTCTAAAATCTGCTACATTGAATGCCATTCTTTTCTCCTGTTATTGTTTATTTATTAGACACCAACGATGGTGTTAAAATCAACACCTGTTCCGACAGCAACAAAGTTTAACTGAATGTAGTTGACAGAACGAGAAGGCTTAATGTAGATATCACCAACGAATTGATTTGAGTCAATAACATTTGATGTGTTATTGGTTGTGTCGCAAACCACTTTGAAGTCTGTAATACCACGGCGACCTTTAACATCACGTAAGAAAGGAGTTACAGTTGCTACAAATTGTGCTCTTGTAAATTCATCATTTTGTTCAAACAGAGAAAACTTTGCAGCTTCTGCAATTGATTTCTCTAGTGTAATAAACAATCTACGTACATTAATTCTATCAAATGCAGATGGTCTTGTTGTCAATGTTTTGTCACCAAACAAGACGATGCCTTGTCCAGGGAAAGAAACAACTGGGTTAACACCTGATGCATATATTGTATCACGGTCAGTTTTGCTTGGGTTCCAAGCCAACTTGATTGCATTTTTAATTTGTCCACGTGAGAAACCTGCTGGTGAATACCATGGGTCTCTAACGGTATCTGTGTTGACACATAAACCAGCAATATCACCGTTCAATGGAATCCAACGATAAATGTTATTATATTTGTCGTATTGGTATTTCCAACCAGAATCAGCAACTGCATATGTTGATGTTGTTGCCACACTTGATAACCATGTTGCAATGTTTGTTACTTCTGAACCAGATTGATTAACAACTGATGAAGAAGGTGGAGAAACAAATGCTACACAATCTTTTCTTGTTGCTGCGATAGATGAAATTACATAGTTTTGAACAGTTGCACTTGCATCACCTGTGATAATTAAAGATACATCAACTGTTTCTTTATTCAAGAATAAACCAAATGCTGAAGTTGTATTTGCAGCTACTATTGCTGCATCAACACCGCCAGCTAAATTTACCGTTGACACACCACTCAAAGAAGTAAAATTGGTAGTTGAAAGTCCACCCCATGTACCAGATTGACCTGCGTAATCAGGAGGATCCATTACATACACATAATTTGAATTGTTGAAAACTACTTGTTTGTAGTAATTTGAGACACCATTGATAGATGCATCTCTTGCTTTAGATACATACGCATATGTTTCTAGTACGGTATTTGCTGCAGCAGAGAATAAACCACCACGGTCAACAACAACAATGTGTAATTCATCATCTTGACCACCTGCAGCAGTAACATAATCGGAATTTCCTGGAGCACCTGGAAAATAACTCTTATATGTCCATGTTGCAAAATCGGTTGAGTTATCACAAACTGAAACAGTAAGTGAATTTCCTAATGCACCAGCGTAACGGGCTGCAAATGCACCATATGTACCAGAATTGTTCTGATTTAAATATGTTGCTTCATACACATCTTTGTTTGCAATCTTTACGGCAACCGAATCGGTTGCGTTTTTAGCTAAAGCACCAAGTGCTCGAGCAATCTTTAAATTATTTCCGTAAGCTAAATAGTTTGCAGCAGTAAAGAAAGATATTGCTGAATTTGAATCTGGTGTACCGAAAGTGTTTACGAGACTAATTTCACTATCAATTTGTTTTATAATGTTAGCTGGACCCCAACTAAATGTTCCAGCAAATGCACCAGCAGTAGTAAGAATAGAAGGTACAACTGTGGTTAAGTCTACTTCTGATACATTTACGCCTGGAGAGATTTGAAATGCCATTTTTTTTTCTCCTTGAATTATTATGTGTTCTTCTGGTAATTAAAGAATACCATAGAGATATTTATGAAAGGCTGGATTTACAACCTATCAGCCATCCTTTTAATGAAGTTTGAATATGTGCCAGCACCATCTGCAACTTCCCACAAATCACCATCAATAATCTCAAACTCATGTTCTAGACCATCTTCAATGATAGGTGCCGGCAGAGTTTCATCATCCACTTGGTTCATATTCTCTAATTGTATCTGTTTACGTATGTCATGGTTGACAATTTCTTTGAAATATTGTTGGGTTGTTACCCATGAAAAGATGACCAAAGACATAACCATGTCATCATTTGCACCATCTTCCGCAGAAAACGAGTTCTTTTGTTGCACAAAGGTTGTCAATTCTGAATAGGTATCAAAGTCATTAATTAATAGTTTGTCACCTTCAATCAAAGTTTTGAGGTTAGAACAACCAATAGCCTTGACTTGAGTAGACATCTTCAACCCCATTTGAATACCACGGGCAAAACCAGCAGACAGTTGTTGTGGTTTTTTATTGCCTGTGAATATCTTCCATAGGTTTTCATATTCAAAATCTTGGTGTAATGAATCTGCAACCTGTGGGTTGTTGTTAATTTCTATCAAAACATAGGCATCATTATAATATCTTGCGGTATTATAAATGACAGTTGGGAAAAGAATTGCGGTGATTGACGAACTCTTGTATGTTGCCACTTGTTTGTATGGTGTTTGTGAGATATCAATAACCGACATTGCAGAACTGTCTAGGTTCTTACCTTCAGAAACGTCTACACAGATACAATATAGATGGTCTGATTTACCTTCATCAACACCTTCTTTGACTGGATGTTCATAGATTTTCAACAAATCGTGATTTGCAATTGGATCAGTATACACCAACTGTTGCAGCTTGTAACCAGAAATCAAGGTGTTGGTTGAACCTAAGAACTCTGTTTCAAACTCTTGTTTGAATTGCCGTTCAGAGGTGTTACGAATTGTTTCTTCTTTCCACTTCTCATCACGACCTGGCACCATAGACCAATGAATTTCAAAGTTGGTATAGTTATTTTTCTTGTTTAATGAATCCATCCATAACTTGTAGAACAGGTTCATACCGTTCGGTGTAGACACAATAATAATCTTTGTCTTTTTACCTGATGAAATTACAGGGTAAACAGAGTTAAAGAATTCTTCAGCAATATTATTTGGAACGAAAGCAAACTCATCCAAGAATACAATGTTAAATGAACCACCTCGAATTGCAGAACTGGATGTGGAGGCTGCAATAATCTTAGAACCGTTCTCAAGTTCTACGTTACCTTTGTTCCATGTGACAACACCTTGTTGTAACCACATTGGTAAGTTTTCATAAGCAAGTTGGTACTTAGATAAAATATCTCTTGCTAATGAACCTTTGTTGGCCAATACCGCACAGTTTTGTGTGTCAGTAAAGATAGTTGCCCATAACATATAGGCCACAGTTGTGGTAGTTTTACCAACCTGACGAGGACATTTTGTAATTACAAATCTATTGTTTGCAAACAGATGTAACATTTCTTCCTGAAAACCCCACATAGCAAAGTTTATTAGACCTTCATCTACGTTTACAATTTTAATGTAATTTTTTGCAAAATAAACAGGGTCATTAGAACATTTAATATACTCATCAACCTGTTCTTGTGTATATTCTACCTTGACACCCGACTTTTTAAGTAGAGGGTTGTCACGGTATGCTTCACCAAATTTTAAATCAACATTCATTCTTTACCTTTGAGAAACCTATTCAGTTCGGCTGTTGAACCCACAAAAAGAGCATTGTTAATTTTAGTATCAGCCTCTCTTTTCTTACCATCCATCTCACGCATTTCTTTTTGTGTTTTTAATAGTCGGTCATTTGCTTCGACCACGTTCTTTAGTAATGTTGCATATACTTCAAATGCACGTGGATGTTGGCCTGCACTGGCAATCTGCCGCAATTCTTCCATTGCATCTTTGCCGTTGTCAATTAAGTCTTGTAGATTATTTTTGGATTGTTCGTAGGCATCGACCAGGTCAGTTTTGAGGTCAATACTATCTGTTGGTTCTTTAGTTACAGGTACTAAAGGTTTCTTTTCTTCTTGTACCGGAGTTACATCAAAGATTTTTTCCATGTTTTTGTCAAACGTGTTCATATTAAATTCCGTATGTTCCTTTTATTGCATTGTAGTTTTGTGTTATTTCTGCACCAGACAATGCTTTATTATATATACGCATTTGGTAAAATACTGGTCGTAATGATGAACTTGTATTGTTCATTTTATCTGTTGCACCAGTACCACCATTTGTATGTCTAGCACCAAATAAGAATTCAGATGTTACAAAAAGAGTTTGATTGGTGACTGTTGCAGTTGTTCCAACTTGTGTTCCATTTAAATATAAACTATGACTTGTTCCATTAATAACAAAAATCCATTGTCTTATAGAATTACTTGCTGTTATGGTTGCTGTAGCTGGACCACTAGGTTTACCATAAGTTATGCTTGTCGAAGAAGCCATATACGCTAAGTATCCACGACCCGCACTATAAGATTCATTACCCCAAATGGTTGCCCAATTTGATGTTGGATTAAATGATGCAACAACTTCAATGGTTGCTGCATTGGTAGAAATATTATATGGTACACTTATATAATCTGCACCAACAAAGTCGGCATTGTTTAATTTTACACCACCGCCATTTGCTGATGTGTATGAAGCAGAACCTTGTAGAGTTGCATTATATCCATTGCCACTTATGTCTGTCCATGTTGTGCCAGATGTAGGCGCCGATGCAAGATTAACTTGTAAACCAGAAGTTACATAATCTGTTACTGGAGGTGAAGTTATATTCAAACCAGAAATGTTTACGCCTGAGAAATTCATTTATATATCACTCACAACTGTTGATGGGTATTGACGATAAGCTCCAGGCCATATAATACGACACGCACCAAACTGACCTGCACCACCATATGCACCAGCTGCACCGCCGCCACCATAATATCCTGCTACTGGTGCTGAAGAAATTGAACTTGGATATCCATATGTAGAGCCTCCGTCACCACCATTAGTTCCATTTGAACCGCCGCCTCCTCCGCTTGGATTATAATAACCATTTGCAATATTTCCTGCGCCGCCTGCACCATTGCTACCGCCGCCATTGAACGTAACGCCTCCACCAGCACCTGATGCATTACGATATGTAGTAGTTGGTGACCTGTTTGGAGCATCATTTCCTCCTCCACCACCACCGCCGCCGCCAGAACCGGCAACACCATTGCCTCCAGCTGATGTTCCTCCTGCACCACCAGTGCCAGTATATCCACCAGCTCCGCCACCACCACTACAGGTCCATCCTGAAGATGGAGTAGCGACACTAACTCCTGCTGTGCCTCCAGCACCACCGGCACCACCGCCGGTTCTACTAGTACCACCACTTGTACCACCTGTACCACCTGATAGAGCAGCAAGAGCAGAACTAATATCACCTGCACCACCGCCACCGCCTTGTACATAAGTTCCAGCACCAGCAATTCTAAAATATGTAGCACCACCAGCGGTATTTGCAGCACCTCCAGCGCCACAGATAACAGTTATAACTTGGCCAGCAGTAACTGAGATATTATTTCCGTAAGAAAGACCACCACCGCCACCACCAGAACATTTATAATAACCTATACCTCCATTTAAACTTCCGCCGCCACCGCCGCCACCAATAGAGACTACTGATATCGAGGTTACTCCTGCAGGCACAGTCCATGTTTGTGAAGCACCTGCACCATAATCAAAAGCTTCTTGGCCTTGTGCTTGTTTAAATACAGTAACTTGATATGTTCTAGTTGTAGTTTCGTCTTGTGCGGTTATTTTTATTTGAAAAACATTGTTACCATCATTTAATGATGCTGGTGAATATGTTACAGTTGATCCATTATTTGTAATAGAATTAAATCCAGCTCCTTTATCATTGAATTGAATTGTTGCTAGTGAAAATCCAGTTATAAAACTAAACACCAAATTACGGTCACCGCCACCGTAATCATATATTACGGTGTTTGTATAAGTTGTTGTTCCTGAAGCAAAAGTTGGACTTAATGTTCGAGTTGCACCACCCACATAATTTGTAACAATTAATGATGAAAGAGTTGCATCAGTTGAAACTGTTCGAGTAACAACTAAAGTATAAGTCTTTGTTGTACCATCTTCAGCAGTTACCACAATAGTTATTGTATTTGTATTAACTCCATATGTTAAATTACTAACAGTATATGCTGAACCAGAAGATACTGAATTTCCATTAACAGTAATCGTAGCATGAGATTCTGTTCTAGTTGGTGTAACATCTATTGAGCTGGTTGCATTAGTTACTGTGGCTGTATATGATATTGTTGAACTACTGAATGTAGGAGTTAGTGTACCAGAAGATATCGTTAATGCAGATAAAGTTGCATCATTAGATAACCTGTGTGCTGTTATCGTATAAGTTTTGGTTGTAGTACCATCTTCAGCCGTGACTAATACAGTAATGGTATTATCTCCTACACTCATAGATAACGAGCCTGATGGCGATCCTGATGTTACAGTAACAGTATTAACTTTTACCGATGCAGAAGCATAATTAAGTGTAGGTGTAACAGTAACTGATGTTGTTGCATTTGTTAGTGTAACTGTATAAGATGTTGTTGCGGAATCAAATGTGGGAGTTAATGTACCAGAAGATATTGTTAAATTAGATAATGTAGCGTCAATAGAAGTTCTACGTACAGTAATTGTATATGTTGTTGTAGTTGTACCATCTTCAGCAGTCACCACTATCGTAATTGTATTATTGCCAACGTTCATTGAAAGAGAACCAGATGGTGAACCTGATGTTACTGAAACACCATTAACTGTAATAGTTGCAAATGCATTGGTGCGTGTTGGTGTTACTGTAATTGATGTTGTAGCATTTGTAATTGTGGCTGTATATGATATTGTTCCACTACCAAATACTGGAGACAAAGTGCCAGAAGAAATTGTTAATGCTGAAAGTGAAGATACATTAGATATTCTGTGTACAGTAAGTGTATAAGTTTTAGTTGTTGTACCATCTTCTGCTGTAACAACGACAGTAACAGTATTATCACCAACATTTAAACTAATTGAACCTGAAGCCGCACCAGATGTTACCGTAACAGTATTAACAGTAATTGTAGCATGAGATTCTGTTCTAGTTGGTGTAACTGTGATTGAAGATGTTCCATTTGTTACATTAACCGTGTATGAAGTTGTTGCAGAATCAAAAGATGGACTCAATGTACCAGAAGATGTTGTTAATGCAGATAAAGTTGCATCATTAGAAATTCTATGTACAGTTATGGTATAAGTTTTGGTTGTAGTACCATCTTCAGCAGTCACCAAAACAGTAATGGTATTATCTCCTACGCTTAAATTAATGGATGAAGAAGCCGAACCGGATGTTACAGTAACAGTATTAACTTTGACGGAAGCTAAAAAATAATTGAGTGTAGGTGTAACAGTTAATGTTGATACTGCATTACCAACAGAAGCTGTATATGAAGTTGTGGAACTACCAAACGTTGGAGATAATGTACCACTAGAAAGAGAGAGTGCAGATAGAGTTGCATCATTAGAAATTCTATGTACAGTTATGGTATAAGTTTTGGTTGTAGTACCATCTTCAGCAGTTACTAAAACAGTAATAGTATTATCACCAACGCTCATTGAAAGTGAACCAGAAGGTGAACCGGATGTTACAGTAACTGTATTAACTTTAACTGATGCTAAAGAATAAAGTGTCGTTGGTGTTACTGTAACTGATGTTGTAGAATTTGAAATTGTGGCTGTATATGATGTGGTTCCAGCACCAAATGTAGGAGTTAAAGTACCAGAAGATATTGTCAATGCAGATAAATCAACAGCATTAGAAATTCTGTGTACAGTTATGGTATAAGTTTTAGTTGTATTATCTTGTGCAGTTACTGTTACATCTATTATGTTATCTCCAACAGCCATATAAATCGGATCACTTGCTGAACCAGATGAAACAATACTACCATTAACTTCAATTTGCGCTGGCGCAGTAACTCCGCTGGCTGCGGTGGGTGTGACTGTTATTGATGATGTAACATTCGTTATTGTGGCTGTATATGATGTTGTTCCACTACTGAATGTTGGTGTTAATGTACCACTAGATATGGCCAACGCAGTTAAATTGGCATTATTGGAAAGTCTAGTTACTGTAATTGTATATGTTTTTGTAAAATAATTATCTCTATCAGTTACAGTTATAGTAACTGTGTTTGGTCCGATGTTCATACCAATAAAACTAGATGTGGATCCTGACGCCACCACAGTATCATTAACTCTAATTGTTGATAGTATATCAACTGCTGTAGGTGTAAAACTTAAAGAAGTAACATTAGTGGCAATACTAAATGAATATTCTGTGGTTGAAGAATCCAAATCAGGATTAAGTAAATACCCGTTTGATATCGTTAAAGAAGTTAATTCTGTTGAAAGCCTTACATCTTTAATTGTTATTCCACCAACTTGTAAACCTGAAATTTTCATTTTATATTAAGGGTTTTCTGTTATGGTTTTTGTATACGTATACAAACTGTTTGCGTTTGCATTTGTTGGATTTGGCTGAACAACTATTTCTGACAAAACGGATGGTACTACCTGATATGATGTAAAATTATAATTTGCATTTGTTATCATACCGTACACTGGTTGTGATGATATGAAATTACCATTGATTGATGTTAGATGTAGTTTTGAATTACTCCAACTTAAAACTCTAGCTGTTGCTGTTGCGGTACCAGCAGAATAACCTTGATACACACCTTCACCAATCTGGTAATTACCGATACCTGTATTACCCATATTAAATACAACCACATCTTCTGCTGTAATATTGTTTAGAATATTTGTGATAGATGTTGTGATTAAACTGGCACTTGATACTGGACCAAAAATAAAACCTTTGACAGTAAAATTTAATGTCCAAATAACCAATCTTGGGTCTGAACTTCTATTACCTTCATACTGAACATCTTGTGTTACATTATTTAAGATGATAGGTATTTCTTTGACCATTCCCATTTCTGGAACCAAGTTCAATTTGATTGTATAGTCCGGAGTAAAGTATGGTAGAATGTGTTCTATAACTTGTGTACCATCTTCAATGTTACGGACATATAGATATAAATTGAAATCGAAATTATAAGGTACTGGATTATATTGTCCTACAACTGTACCACCAGTTGATGTTGCATAATTTCTTATGTTTGTATTTTGTTTTCTACTTGCATCATATTGTAAACCAGTCATTTCGAATGATAATCTTGGTAAAGTTATTTGAACTTTTTTGTCCAAATTATAATCTTCTTCCAATCTTAACACATAGTGTTCTTTGGCTGCATATGCGATTGGTACAATAAACCGTTCAGCTTCAGTCAGGTCTGTATTGTATCTGACCATTGTTATTTCATTAAACAAGTTGCCAAAACCGACAACCAATTTACGAATGATACGATTATAGAATATGTTTGCCATTAAATGTTACCAAAAGGATTTGTTTCACTAAAATCAGCAATAGAATTTGCTTGCTGTTGAATGTATAGGTTGTCATATTTTTCATTATTCAATTCAACAGCCAACGGATCAAATGATGTTATTGTATATCGTGCATTACTTGTTGCACCAATAACAAGTGAATTGTTTGCAAACTCACCTGCAATATTGGTTACCGATAGTATTCTATTTTCTGTATCCCAACCAGAAACGGTACCAACAACTGTTGCATTTGCTTGTGTGTTATCTGGAGAACGGAACACAAGTTCTTTACTTAGGTATATTCCTGAACCACTATTTGACCGCATAGTCAAATCAATTGTATAAGCTGAGTTATCAACCACAATATCAATATCTGGTACACCAGTATCGATAACTTCTTGTGAGTATTTGAATTTTTCCATTTCCAATTCATAGAAAAATGGAATTTTACGACCTAAACTAAAGAAGTCTTTAGTCTGGTTAACAAACTTAATTTCAAATAGTTCACCTGTACCATTAAGGAATGGAACATACACCAAATCACCCTCACGTGGTCGTGTAAATGTTTCTTGAGGAACTCTTAATGAAAAGGAACGTTTTGAAATGATGACACTAACATTGTTTTTAATTTCAAGGCCAAACTTGGAAAAGAATTCTCTTTCACCACCGTATTCTAATACATTTGACAGATAGAATTCAACAGGAAATGCCGTGTTGAATTTTTTAACTGGATCTTCTCCATACAACAAATCTCTGGCTTGGTCATTGTCGTTAGGTAAATACATACCATCGAAACCCATAATTTTAATGGATTCGACAATCAAATCTTCTACTACTCTCTGTTCACTAAGAGCATTATAGTTATTAAAATACTGCGAGGTTGCCATATTAGTTCATGTACCATTCCAGAGGACCACCATAATTGGTAATCATCTCGGTTTCTAATCTTGTTTTCTCACTCAGGCCTTCTTCAAATATTTTATCACCATTTAATATCACTCCGCCTGGTAATTGAATGCCACCAAATTTCTTGAGGTTTGAACCCCATTGGATTTTAATAAGATTGGATGTATATTCTTTTAACCAACGGTCTTCCCATACCCTACCATAAATATCGGCATCTATTATTGCATAACATTCCGCAATAACTGTGGTACCTACTGGTGCTTCCGATGCACCCCAAGACCAATCAATGAACAGCTTCTGCATATGTCTCTGGAAACGAATAGGAACCTCACCTGTGAATAGTAATTCAAGTGAACGAAGGTGTTGTTGCGTTAGGGTATAATTGATGTAGGACGCTGAGGTAAAGTCATACAATTCATTTAGACGCAACTGGTATCTCAAGTCAAACATATTAACTTGAGACAATGAATCCGAGATTGGGAAAATACGGGTGACACCAACAATTTCCAATGCATTATTGGATGCATCTCTGGCTTCGGTTAAATCCAGAAACTTGTTATTTACATCTGTATTTGTTATTTGTTTGATGTAGTATACTTTTTGTAGACCGTCAAAGTGGTAGTCGTGCCAATATTGTAGGGCATCATCAATCCTGTCTTCCACTTGGTCATCGTCTACGTTAATGTCAATAACTGGAAAACCCAATCTACGTAAACAATAATCCTTAAATTGTGCTCTGGTTCTTACTGTGGACATTACTAAACTCCTTATATTAAGGTATTTAGTTGATTACCATTCCAATTTTTCATTCCTGTAAGATGCTCGTCCTGTGTCTGAACGATTGGAAATGGTGGTTTCTCCGTGTACATATGGATATGTTTCGGTCGCATATAAACCTTGGTGAGTAACATTAAATAAATCGATACGCATCATAATATCCAAAGAATTATTGATGCCGTGTTGAATCACATAACTGATTAAATTTTTGGCCACTACAGGATCAATTGCATATGCATGAGCTCTACACATAAACATCCAATTTGGTCCGTCTTGTGAATATGGCGGCAGAGGTTGCCTTGGCCAATTATGATTAACCCATTCACTTCCACCAAGATAAACAATACTATTATAACTATTCAATGTTTTCAAACGTTCAAGCATTATGGCATCATGTTCAAGTATAACAATTGGTTTATCTATTACCGCACAATGAATCCATAAACTAAGGTGGCTTAGACAACATGCCACTTCTGCTTTGGTTAAATAATGGTCTGTAATTTTAACCATACTAATGATACTATCATTTTCCATATGTGGTGGTGCCACAATAAGACCAGGAGTTGAGTTGGTACCATCAAATGCGTCCCAAACTTTATAAGGCATGCCTACTTTTTCACAACTTTCTTGACAAACTTTTGAATATTTTTCACTTTTTTCATTATCTTTAATGGTAATGATGTATGCAGATTCAACATCTATACTGTGACTACGAAATAAATTTAACATAATTTTTAATCCATTTTAATTGGTTCTATTTTCAACTTTGGCCAACTCAATCTTTCTTGAACTGCTTTATTTAATAATTTTTTATTAATACGTCCTGGTTTATATATTTGTAATATGTAAACAACAGAACTGGCTATATTATTGTATGTATTTAATGCATAATCAATTTGTTGTGGATTCAGTCTTCTTTTGGTCATTTCTTCTTTAAAACTATCTGTAAAATGAAAATTGTAATTAAGAGTTTCTATATCAATATCATGTTGAAATGCCAATAAACTATCGCTCCATCCTGTTTTTATTTTATCTAATGATTTTGGTTGATTAAACATATTAAACATTTCAAGTGTGATACTTCTTTTATGATCCGGATCATTAATAGCATTATCACATCTCCAATGTGGACATTGTATTTCCCATAAAGCATTATTTGAAGATATTCTATTCATTTCTTTTAGTACCGGAATAATATCGGCCGAGTTATTACCTAAATGTTCCAATATATCTTTTGCTACAATATGGTCAAATTCATCATCTTCAAACGGCCATGGAAATTTATTAAAATCAACTAATAAATCTGGCTCAACTAAAGGATCGATATCTGCATTAATAAAATTTTCAATTTTTTTAAAACCACAACCCATATTTAATTTTTTATATTTTTTTATTTCAAAATTATGTTCTATATGTTTTAAATTAAATTTTTCTTCTAGTTCTTCATATAATAATTCAAATGGTGGTTTCCATTGACCTGCTTTTTTTTGTCTAAACAAACGAATATTTTTGTAATAAGGTGATCCACGGTTTTCTGGAGTTTTATATGCCCATGTATGATAACATAATACAGGAGTTATTATCCATGTTTCTTTACCCATTGCAGCTGCCATATGTGCAATGCTAGTACAAGCTGTAATTACAATATCTAAATTTTCAATGGCTGCCATGGTATCTTCCCAATCAACCATTTTTTCATTTAAATCAATTATTTCTTTTGGTAATTCTATTAGATTGTCATCTCTTTGCAAACTATATATTTGTAATTCCGAATATTTTGATAAATTTAAAAGAAATTTTTCTGGAAATATTCTATAACTCTGATGTTCAAATAAAGGACTTCCAGCCCATCGAATTCCAACTTTAATTTTTTCTGAATTGATTATACTTTTCCACTTATTAACATATTCAGGTGAAGGTGACAAGTATGGTTCGTTGGGAAAATTATCAAAATCATGACCAGCCACATAACCTGCACTAAATGCAGGAATCCAATAATCATGTTCTACTGTATCAGCTTCAGTACGTAATATAACTTTATCTACACCTTCAATTCGACTGAATATATCAACAAACTCTGGTGAAGCCGCTAAGTATACATGTTTTGCACCTAAATTTTTGTAACTAGTAGCCCATCTAGAGTGTATAATTTCATCACCATAACCACCTTCTAATGATATAATTATAGATTTGCCTTTGATATCATGTTCTTTTGGATTCCAAATTGGTGCGTCTGTTTTTAATCGTGGACTACCATAGGTTTCTATTAATCTACCTGATTCTAAAGCTTCTCCAGCTTCTTTATATTTACCTTCATATACAAGAAACCAACCACGATTGTATGTATGTCGTATCCAAATATCTTGTGTGTTTTTTCCATAGTCATCCAAAATCTTTTTGGGACCAAGCATTTGCATTTTGTCACTTATTGCTTTAGCTTCTTTGTGTTTACCTTGATACTGAAGTATCAACATTTCATTCATTTCATGCATAATATATTCTTTCTATTTTTTTCTAATATCAACTATCAAATCAAATTCTACTTCTTTAATATATATGTCATACTTAAAACGTATGGCTAAACTTTCAAAAAGTTTTTTAGTAAAACCACATTTGTGTGACATATATTCATTGTTATTTTTATGTGTATGTGTGTTTGATCCATACAAAATATCCATAACTGTAATTGGTGTATTTGAATCTGCATAATACATAATATCCAATATATCACCTGTAGTTATTTTATGACCTAATCTGCTCATATTAGGTGTAACAAGTCGAACAAAACCACCTTCTTTTGTAATTCTTAATAATTCATTTATTACGGTTGGTACTTTGAAAAAATGAATATGTTCAATCATATGACTAGAAAAAACAACGTCCACAAATTCATTTGGTATATGACTTAAATCATGTACACTAGCTATTATATCTGGATTATATTTTTTGTCAATATCAAGTGACAATTCTTTGTAATTTAATTTAACCAAATCTTCGGTAAATATTTGTTCAGAAATTTTTGATCCACCAAAACCCACATTTAATATTGTTTTTTCGATTGTTGGTTGTAATTTTTCTGGCCTATCATATTTGTCCCACCATTCTCTCCAATTTATATATGGATCTCTTTCTGTTTCATATTGCATATGTAATGCCAGACTTGGCATAGGAACAAATAGATAATAACCACGTTCTTGGAACAATCTATTGATGGTATTATCTTCCATCTTTTCTTCCACAGGATGGTCACCCATAGCTTCAAATAAATCCCACTCTTGTTGTATAACAGCCCACCAAGTCATAAAACAACTAGCTGTAGCGATTTGAGTTCGCCAATGTTTTCCTTGAGATTGTATTATGTGACTTTGTATTGCTGTATTTTCTGGAATATAATAACGATAAGGATCATTAAATGGGTATATGCTAGTAAAGTTTCCTACTTTGTTTGTTGTATCTATCAAAGTTACTATCATGTCAAAAATAGCAGTAGTTTCATATAGATAATCATCTTGTGCAAAATAAACAATATCTATACCATGTTCTAAACCATGTTCATAACATTTTTTAATACTTGGCATAATACCATAAGTATCTAATGGAATAAATTCTGTTGGAAATGTTGCAAGATTTAGGTTATTTTTTAACTCATCTATGGATGAATCATCACTATGGTCATCATATACTACCAATTTAAATTTGGTACGGCCGTTGAATAGTTCTTTGGCATAAATTAATGATTCAATTAAACTACGTGTGCAACGTCTTTGTATTTCACCTTTAGATGCACCACAATATCTTTCCTCTTTTGTGATATCGAGATAATGTTGATTATCTCCTTTACTGTGTGTTTGTAATATCACAAGTACATTTAATATATTTTCCATTTTATAATCACTCTCTATAATATACAATAATATTATTTATATATGATAAATTTAACAGTAAAATACTGTTTGGAAAGCTCCTAGTGTGAAAGATCCAGTGCCACTGGATGCTACATTAGTCATAATTTGTGTTGGGCTACTTCTTACTGTACTTGCAGCTGCCAGTTGACAACCATATAGTCCATCTCCCCAAGCATACAATACTCCTCCAGTAGTTACAGCCATAGCATGTGATGAACCAGCATCAACTTTTGAAAAAGTTGTTCCTGGCATAAGTTGTACTGGACTACTTCTATTGACTGTAGCTGTGTTTCCTCCATGATATGGTGCTAGACCCCAACCAAAAAGTCTTCCATTAATATCAATTGCAAATCCGGCATAACCGGCTGCTGCAATTTGACTATAACTACTACCTGTCGGATAAAGCAAAGCAGCATTACTTTTGTTAACAGTAAGATTATCACCTAGATTTCCATAACCATTATAACCCATTGAAAATACTCTACCTGTATTTTGTAACCAAGTTGTATGTGTAGCTCCACCAACCATTGCTACATAACTAGACGATACTAATACGGGAGTACTTGCATTTGCTATTGTTCCACTTCCTGTTTGACCATAAAGATTGTATCCCCAAGCATAAGATGCGCCAGCTGTTGTAATAGCATATGTAGTGCCTGCTGAACCTCTATTCAGATTAGTATATTGACATGCAGAACCAGTAAGATTACCTGCAATAATTTGTGGGTATATTCTGGTACCAGAATTGACACCTGTTCCACCGCCTGTTGAACCGTTAGCGTTATTTCCCCAAGTGTAACATAACAAATTACTATAACCTAATGCTATTGTATATTGATTGTATGCATCAGCTCCATAGTATAAATTACTAGGTGCGCCGGCAGTAGTTAATTGTACAGGACTACTTCGAGCACCGGCACCAGCGCTGGTATTATTACCCCACTGAGCGGCCGTGTTTACGCCCCATATCCATAGTGTAGCGTCCGATTTAAGTCCGTTGGTTACGACATTACCATAATAATTGTATGCCCATTGACCAAAAGTTGATATAGGTCCAACTAAATTTGCTCTATTTGTACCAGAAGTAAATACTGCTGTTGATTTATTGACTGTTGTGTTGTCACCTAATTGGCCACCTGTATTTAATCCAAAAGCAACAGTAAAACGTTCATATAATGTTTGTGTGGCCGAAACACCAACTTGTGTTCCAAAGTTATCAGGTGAAACACCTACTGTAAAAGTCCGTTCATTACCACCAGAATCATAATTTGTTGTTGTTAAACTGATTGTACCAGTACCTGTAACAGAAGTAGTAAAAGAACCTGAACTAGTAGTAAAATGTGAAGATGATGTTCCACCATGATTAATTCGCCAATATAATAATTGACTATTATAACCTGTACATGCAACTGCAAGGTTGAAAGTACCTAAGCCCGCTTGGCCACCTCTAAGACAAATGTTTGACTGCCCACGTATGGCCGCTGACCTAGTAACCGTTGCTGTTACAGTTGTAGAAGTATCATTAACTGTTACTGAAGCACTGGTTGCAATAACTGTTCCTGATATTGAATCTGTTCTAATACTAACTGTAAATGTTTCTGCACCTTCAGTTGTAAAATCTGCAATTGGTGTAATAGAAAAAGTACCTGAAGAAGCTGAAACTGTAATTGTACCTGAAGTTGCAGAAAAATCTCCAGAAGATGTTGTTACATGATTGATTGTCCAATATAATGTACCACTAGCAAAATTCGTTGTTGTTATACCAAATGATCCAGCAGAACCTTCGTTGATTGAAGATGGTGTAGTATTAAATGTGGCTGATGCACTTAATACACCACCTGCTGCACCAAAACCTAACGATTGACCTATACTAGAATAACGAGGCATATTTTATCCGTATGAGTTTAATTGGCCAAGAATTGTAAATGTACCGGAAACATTAATCAATGTAAATGTTATCACATCAACTCTATTTGCGACACCAACACCCGTTGTAGCATTTAACCATTTAATAGTAGGTGTTGAACCATTAACTGATATACTATTAACAATATATGGTGTTGCGCCTTGTGCAATTATACAAACAAATGTTGATACACGACTTGAAGTATTATCTAAACCAGTAATTGTTGCGGTAATGTTACCACCAACGCCTGTATGATAAAATGTGGCACCTGTAGAGTAATCATATGTTGTTGCACCACTAGAACTTGATTTGGATTGAAAGTTTTCTTGTGATTGTTGGAAAACTGTGTTACTACTAAAGGTTACTAGACCAGATACTGTACCACCAGCTTTTGGTAGTGCATTGTTAGCAGTTGTAAATGCAGAGTTGGCATATGAACCTGCACCTGTTGCATTTGTGCCAGCGGTATTAGCAATACCAAACGCTGCGTTAGCATATGAACCAGCAGACAATGCATTAGTTGCAGCAGTATTGGCTTGTGTGAAAGCACCATTAGCGTAACCAGCTGCAGCAGTTACATTATTAGCAGTTGAGAATGCGGCATTAGCATATGAACCAGCACTTGTTCCTTTGGCATCTGCTGTATTGGCTGCCGTGAAAGCACCGTTGGCATATGTACCAGCTGATACTGCCTTAGCATCAGCTGTGGAAGCATTAGTAGCTGCGGTATTTGATTGAGAGAAACTGGAATTGGCATATGATGCTGCAGAATTAGCTACGGCAAATCCAGAGTTGGCATATGAACTTGCTGAAGCAGATGAAGCAGCATTAGCTGCTGTGAATGCACCGTTAGCATACGATGCAGCTGAGTTAGCAACATAACTTGGAGTATTGGCCGATAGGAAAGCAGAGTTAGCATATGAACTAGCAGCAGTTACGTTATTGGCTTGAGTGAATGCACCGTTGGCATACAACGCAGCTGAGTTGGCAACATTACTCGGAGTGTTAGCTGTTAAGAATGCTGAGTTGGCATATGAACTAGCAGCAGTTATGTTATTAGCAATACCAAATGCTGAGTTAGCATATACACCAGCAGAATTGGCAGAAATGAAGGCACCATTTGCATATGAACTTGCTGAAGCAGATGACGCTGCATTAGCAGCTGTAAAAGCACCGTTAGCATATACACCAGCAGATGTTGCGGTATTGGCTTGTGTGAAGGCACCGTTAGCATACGATGCAGCTGAGTTGGCAGTATAACTTGGAGTATTAGCCTGTAAGAAGGCAGAGTTAGCATATGAACTTGCTGAAGCAGATGAAGCTGCATTAGCTGCTGCAAAGGCACCGTTAGCATACGATGCAGCTGAGTTGGCAGTATAACTTGGAGTATTAGCAGTTAAGAATGCTGAGTTGGCATATGAACTTGCTGAAGCAGATGAAGCTGCATTAGCTGCTGCAAAGGCACCGTTAGCATATGAACCTGCACCTACTGCTTTAGAGTCTGCCGTATTAGCTGCAATGAAAGCACCATTAGCATATATTGCAGCAGGAACAACACTCTCAAAAGCACTATTTGCAACATTAAAAGCGGATGTTGCATTCAAAGCAGCAGTATTGGCAACTGTAAATGCTGAATTGGCATATGATCCAGATGTTACTGCCTTAGCATCCGCTGTTGCAGCATTAGTTGTTGCGGTATTGGCTTGTGTGAAGGCACCATTCGCATACACACCAGCAGACGTTGCAGTATTAGCTTGAGTGAAGGCACCGTTAGCATATATGGCTGCCGAGTTAGCAACATAACTTGGAGTATTGGCCGCTAGGAATGCAGAGTTGGCATAAACACCTGCCGAAGATGCACCACTTGCTGAGTTAGCAGCCGCAAAGGCCGCATTTGCATATGAACTAGAAGAATTAGCAACAGTAAAAGCACCGTTAGCATATACACCTGCCGAAGCTGCACCACTTGCTGAGTTAGCAGCCGCAAATGCCGAGTTGGCATAAGAACCAGCAGTTACTGCCTTAGCATCGGCCGTGTTAGCACCAGCGAATGCTGAGTTGGCATAAACACCTGCTGGTGTTGCTGTGTTAGCCTGTAAGAAGGCCGCATTTGCATATGAACCAGCAGAGTTTGCACCAGCATATGCATTGATTAAGTCACTAGACCATCCTGTATCATAGTTTGTTGAACTGTTCTTAACTAATACTTGACCTGTAGTACCACCAGAAGCAACACCATTACCAGTTGCGCCTGTGGTACCAGTTGCACCAGTTGGTCCACGTGGACCTTGGCCACCAGTTACTGTTTGTTCAAGTGCAAAATAATCTATCTTGGATGCATGTCCTGTATTACCAGCATTGCTGTGATATAAACGAGCTTGAACTGCACCAGCAGAAATATAAGATGTATAACCTAATACTTCAAGTGCATATTGTGCATAACCATTGGCACCAGAATATGAACCAATATTGTCCCATGAAGATGTGGAATTGTTATAAATTTGGAAATAAATTATATGACCAGATGCTGGTGTGTAATCAATATTTGCAACGATTCGGTTGAATGATGTTATACCACTAAATGTAAATGTAATAATCCACGCAGGACCACTACCATTACCATCAGTTATTTGATATGAATTGCCATCATTCAATGTTTGTGTATCGGTTACAGAACCAGAAACATAAACACCATTAGTTAATGACAAACTGTCCGCTGTATATGAAGTTGTTGCTGGAGCTTCAATATCTGCAAAACTCAATACACCCGTACCATCAGTAATTAAATATTGACCTGGTGCACCACCATAAATGTGTAAGTTGTCAACTACACCAAGTGCAACATTGGCTCCAACAGAATTCACATTACCAGAAATCTTAAATGCATTGTTTGATGTGAAGTATTCTAAGTTGCTTGTGTTACTTAAATAACCATTATTGTTGGCAAAAATTATAGTATTTGCTTTCCAGCCACTTACTTGTGTTGCGTTGTTTGATTGAGTAAAAGCTGCATTAGCATATGAACCCGCACTTGTTGCTTTAGTATCTGCTGTATTGGCTGCTGTAAATGCACCATTCGCATAAACACCAGCAGCAGTTGCCGTGTTGGCTTGTGTGAAAGCACCATTTGCATATGCAGCTGCAGAATTTGCCGTGTAACTTGGTGTATTGGCTGCTAAGAATGCCGAGTTGGCATATGAACCAGATGCACCACCTGCTGTATTAGCAACAGCAAATGCTGAGTTTGCATACGAACCAGCAGTTACTGCTTTAGCATCTGCGGTATTGGCCACACCAAATGCCGTATTGGCATATGTGCCAGAATTTACTGCCTTGGTATCAGCAGTATTAGCAGCAGTAAAAGCGCCGTTGGCATAAGAACCTGCTGATACACTAGTATTAGCCGCACTAAATGCCGAATTGGCATATGAACCTGATGCTACTGATTTGGCATCGGCTGTATTGGCTGCCGTGAAAGCACCGTTGGCATAAGAAGCTGCTGAAGTGATATTGGTGTTTTGTGTTAAATCAATACCAACACCGTTATTAGCTGACAAGAATGCTGAGTTGGCATATGAACCTGCTGAATTGGCTGTACCAAAAGCACCATTAGCATATACACCTGAAGATGTTCCACTTAATGAGGCTGTATTGGCTGTTGCAAATGCACCGTTGGCATATATCGCAGCTGAGTTAGCCACACCAAATGCCGTATTGGCATATGTGCCAGAATTTACTGCCTTAGTGTCAGCAGTATTAGCAGCAGTATAACCTGAATTGGCATATGAACTGGCTGCTAATCCATTTGTATAAGCTGTGTTTGCTTGAGTATATGCGGAGTTGGCATAAGAACCTGCGGTGTTTCCTTTGTCATATGCATTTGCAATAACACCAGCAGTATCAACACCACCGATTGTTATCTTACTAGCAATTACATTTGCTTTGACCACATTTGCGGCCACATTTGCATACTTGAATGATGAGTCAGTAACAATAATATTATTATTTGGTAATACTTCAGGTGTATATTCTTCAAAGAACATCCATTCTTTGGTGCCTGCATCTCTAATAATACCTGTATGAGCATTTACACCATTATTATAATGTGCTGCAAAACCAATATCAATTACATCAGATGTATAATTACCAATACCCATAATAAACATCGAATCATTTACAACAAATGAATTTGTATTGATGTTTGTAGTATTACCAAGAATGTTTAAGTTGCCGGTAACTGTTAGGTTTTGATTTACGTTTAAAGAACCTGTAATTGTACCACCAGTTAATGGTAATGCATTGTTAGCTGCATCAAACGCTGATTGACCGGTAGTATCACTTTTTTGTACTAGGTCACCATCAGCAGTTCCAGATTTCCACCAGTATTCAACAACTGGAGAAGAACCAATACCAACAGTCAAACCAAGATAACGATTTCCAACAGACACAGAACTCTTAGCAGTAGCTGTATCTGCATATGGACCGTACCTAGAATCGGTCGATAAAGGTGCTTGTATACTTAGATTGTCGTTTAGGGTAATTGCCATGTCTTAACTCAATGTTATTGAACCGCTAGTTGTTGTTGCGAAGCCTGATATGTATATCTTATATGATACTCCAGTCCAATATGAACTTGGTGAAGTAACGTTTTGTGTTACAGGTCCCAAAATGAATTGGCCTGAACCGATACTACCATTATTTAGAGCAGTATTATACCAAGAAGTTTTGGTTGAATAACTAGCAGGTACTGCAAACCATACATATTGTCCACTAGCATTCCATGTGATTGATATTGAACCAGATGAATCGGAAACAACTTTGTTTGTTGTGCCTGCTTCAATTGCAGCTGCGATAGAAGAACCTGTTGGTTGCGATGAGGCCACACCCCAGAAGTATGGATAAATTCCAGTAGTAGATGTACTACCACCAGAGAAAGAATTTTGTGCAGCTTGTGGATTGGTAGTTAACAATACAGCAGCTGTATTACTATCAGTACCACCTTTGTTATTTAATTTTGCTACACCAGCACTATAGTTTCCATCACCAGCCCAAGTTGTTGTACCATTAACAATCGTAAATGTATCTGTATAAGAAGCTGTGTAAGAATAGTTTTGATTATTTGGATCTTCATAACCAAACTGAGAAGCAACATTAGATGTAGTAGAACTTGTTGGATTTGTACATGCAGAAATTTGACTTCCATCACGTGTGAAACGTAATTGTGTAAACGGTCCTGCATCATTCTTAATACCAGTCAACGTCATTGATTGATTGACAGAAACACCAATTTCATATGTACCAGAAACACTTGGTGAGAATGAAAGTGTTGGTACTGTGTAAGATGGTCCTAATGTTGGGAATAATATTGCGTCTAATGCTTGCACGATTGTATATGTTTTCCATGTTGATGCTGGCGTAGGAGCTGCACCACCAACTTGAATGCTTGTAACTGAATTGGCAATTGATGTATTATATGATAATGCATTATTGGCTTGCAAGAATGCTGCATTGGCTGTTTGTCTTGCAAAAGAATCTTGTGCAGTCGCCGCAGCTGAAGATGCTGAATTTGCCGCATCAAAAGCTAAGTTAGCAAAAGTGCTGGCAGAGTTAGCTGCTTGGAATGCACCATTAGCATAATTGGTCGCAGCGATTACATTATTTGCAATTGCAAAAGCAGCATTGGCATATGTGCCGGAGTTTATTGCTCTAACATCAGCAGTATTAGCAGCTGTAAATGCACCATTGGCATAACCGGATGCTGAATTTGCCGTGTAACTTGGCGTGTTGGCTTGTAAGAATGCTGAGTTAGCATAATCACCAGAAGAATTCGCAGCCGTAAATGCTGAATTGGCTTGTGTTCTAACCCATAAATCAGTAGAATTATTTGCTTTATCGAATGCAGCATTAGCATACAATGCAGCCGAATTGGCGGTATAACTTGGTGTGTTGGCTTGTAAGAATGCTGAATTGGCATATGAACCAGCTGCGCTACCTGAAGCAATATTAGCAACTGCAAAAGCAGAATTGGCATATACACCTGCAGAATTTGCTGTTGTGAATGCTGAATTGGATTGTGTTCTGGCAAAACTATCAAGTATAGTATTTGCTACTACTTTCCAAGCGTTATTGGCCTCATTGTAAATGTATGTTTTTCCATTTACAATTGTTGTTTCGTTATCTGAAGGTGATGTTGGGAATGCCATATTGTTTTTTGCTTATTATTTATTTAGATAATTCAATTATATTTCCAGCCTGAAGATGATATATCGATCCAAACATTTGATAATCCATCGTATATATATTCGTACAAAATATCATCATTTGAAGACCACCATTGGTCACCTGCCTTAGCAGAACCTGGTGAATTAATTGAAACAGTATATGTTATACCAGATGGTGTGTTGGCTTTTGCAAATGCGGAGTTAGCATATGAACCTGCTGAATTGGCAGCAATGAATGCGGAGTTTGCCTGAGTTCTAACCCATGCATCAGATGCATTGTTAGCAGCTGCAAATGCTGAGTTGGCATATACACCAGCAGAGTTGGCAGTAGTAAACGATCCATTAGCATACAACGCAGCCGAATTGGCAACATCACTTGGAGTATTAGCAGTTAAGAATGCTGAGTTGGCAGTAGTAAACGATCCATTAGCATACAACGCAGCCGAATTGGCAACATCACTTGGAGTATTTGCGCTTAAGAAGGCAGAGTTGGCATATACACTAGCAGAATTTGCAGTAGTAAATGCACCATTAGCATATACACCTGCTGATGTTGCACTGTTTGCAGTTGTAAATGCAGAGTTGGCATATACACCAGCAGAATTTGCAGAACTATAAGCAGAATTGGCATATACACCACTTGAGTTAGCAGCAATAAAGGATGCGTTTGCATATGCACCAGCACTTTCGGCCTTATCATTTGCGGTGTTAGCAATACTAAATGCGGAGTTGGCATAATCACCAGCAGTTACTGCCTTTGGTTCACTATTAGCTTGTGTGAATGCACCATTTGCATATAAAGATGCAGAGTTAGCAACACCAAACGAAGAGTTGGCATAATCACCAGCAGTTACTGCTTTAGCATCAGCAACATTGGCAGCAGTGAAGGCACCGTTAGCGTATAGTGATGATGAATTAGCAACACCGAATGATGAGTTAGCATAGTTACCGGCTGTGACTGCTTTGGCATCAGCAACATTAGCTGCTGAGAAAGCACCGTTAGCATATAGTGATGCTGAATTAGCGACTTCAAAACCAGAATTTGCTTGTACAAAAGCACCATTTGCATAAAAAGATGCTGAGTTAGCAACTTTTGATACTAAACCCATATCTAATGTATCACCATTAGGTGAAGTAATTGATAATGAGCCTGAACCGGTGTTACTTAATTTGATACCATCAACATTAATAGAACCTGGACCAACATACAAATCTCGCCAAACATAATCTGCATTACCTAACTGATAAGTATTTGTTACTGTTGGTAGGATATTTGCTGTCATCAGCAAGTCACCCGTCATTGTGTCACCAGATTTACTTAACTTTGTATTAGCTGTTGCAAATGCACCGTTAGCATATACCGCTGCTGAGTTGGCAGTATAGCTTGGTGTATTTGCTTGTAAGAAGGCAGCATTTGCGTACAGTGATGCAGAGTTAGCGACACCAAATGAACTATTAGCATATGAACCTGCTGTAACTGCCTTAGCATCAGCAACATTAGCTGCTGAGAAAGCACCGTTGGCATATAAAGATGCGGAGTTAGCGACACCAAATGAACTATTAGCATATGAACCAGCAGTTACTGCCTTGGCATCTGCTGTAGCAGCATTAATAGTCGCTGTATTTGCTTGGTCATATGCAGAGTTAGCATATACACCAGCAGTTACTGCTTTAGCATCTGCTGTATTGGCTGCCGTGAATGCACCGTTGGCATATAAAGATGCTGAATTGGCAACACCAAATGAACTATTAGCATACGAACCTGCTGTAACTGCTTTAGAATCTGCCGTAGCAGCATTAGTGGTTGCTGTGTTTGCTTGGCCATATGCTGAATTGGCATAGACACCAGCTGTGACTGCTTTTGAATCTGCCGTAGCAGCATTAGTGGTTGCTGTGTTTGCTTGGCTATATGCAGAGTTAGCATATGAACCAGATGTTACTGCCTTGGCATCAGCGGTGTTGGAAGATATGAATGCTGAATTGGCATACGAAGCAGCAGAGGTTGCTCTATCAAGTGAAGAATTTGCGATAGAAAAAGCAGCATTCGCATAACTTCCAGCATTTACTGCTTTAATATCAGCAGTATTAGCAGTTGCAAATGCACCATTGGCATAATCAGATGCTGAATTGGCCGTGTAACTTGGTGTATTTGCTTGTAAGAAAGCCGCATTGGCATAACTTCCAGCATTTACTGCATTGGTATCAGCAGTATTAGCAGTTGCAAATGCAGAGTTAGCATAAGAACCAGAAGTTACTGCCTTAGCATCAGCTGTTGCAGCATTAGTTGTTGCTGTATTCGCCTGAGTGAAACCTGAGTTGGCATAACTAGCAGCACTTGTTGATTTAGAATCTGCGGTATTGGCTGCACCAAAGGCTGCATTAGCATACGTGCCAGAATTTACTGCCTTGGTGTCTGCTGTATTGGCTGCATCAAATGCTGAGTTGGCATATTGAGAAGCACCAGCTGCATTGTTTGCTGCTGTGTTTGCTTGCGTGTATGCATTTCCAATATAAGAAGCTACATTGACCTGGCCAAGTGTAATATGGTCTGCTTCCAAATCACCTTTAAATCTCCATGCTTGAACGTTTGCAAGATGAAAACTAGCATCAAGAAGATTAATTAGATTATTTGATTGAATTTCAGGTGTATAACCTTGGAAGAAAATCCATTCCTTTTCATTTGGATCTCTGAATATACCTGTGTGAGCACCAGAACTTGTATCAGTATCATAATAATGTCCAATAATACCAATGTCAACTGCATCTGATGCATAATTACCATTTGCTAAGTATATTAAAGAATCACCTAATGTAATACTTTGTGTGCTAATTGTTGTTGTATTACCAAGAACTGTTAAATTACCACTAATTGTTGCATCACCAGTAACACTTAAATTACCTGTAATTGTACCACCAGATGCAGATAATGCTGTATTGGCTGCATCAAAAGCTGCATTGGCATACGAACTTGCAGATAATGCATTGAGTACACCTGTGTTTGCTTTGGTATATGCAGAATTGGCATAACCGCCAGATGTTACTGCCTTAGCATCAGCTGTTGCAGCATTTGTAGTTGCAGTATTCGCTTGTGTAAAACCTGAGTTAGCATATACACCAGCAGATGTTGCTTTATCATCAGCAGTATTAGCTGCAATGAATGCTGTGTTAGCGTATATACCAGACACAACTGCTTTAGCATCTGCTGTTGCAGCATCAGTTGTTGCTGTGTTTGCTTGGTCGTATGCAGAATTGGCGTATGATCCGGAACTGAATGAACTATTAGCTGCACCGAATGCAGAGTTGGCGTATGAACCAGCAGTTACTGCTTTAGCATCTGCTGTAGCAGCATTAGTAGTTGCTGTATTAGCCTTACTAAAACTAGAATTGGCATATGCAGCACCAGCAGATGCTTTGTTATCAGCCGTATTAGCTGCACTAAATGCAGAGTTGGCATATACACCTGATGTTACTGCTTTAGCATCTGCGGTATTAGCTGCATCAAATGCTGAGTTAGCATACGCACCGGAATTTATTGCTTTAGCATCTGCGGTATTAGCTGCATCAAATGCTGAGTTAGCATACGCACCGGAATTTATTGCCTTGGTGTCTGCCGTTGCAGCATTAGTTGTTGCTGTGTTTGCTTGGTCGTATGCAGAATTGGCGTATGAACCTGATGATACTCCAACAGTAGATGCCGAGTTGGCCGCATCAAAAGCACCATTAGCATATACACCAGAACTTGTTGCATAATCTGTGGCAGTATTTGCTTGGCCATATGCAGAGTTGGCATATGTACCAGAATTTACTGCCTTGGTGTCTGCTGTATTAGCTTTGCTAAAACCTGAATTGGCATATGAACCGGCTGATACTGCCTTGGTGTCTGCCGTTGCAGCATTAGTTGTTGCTGTATTCGCCTGAGTGAAACCTGAGTTAGCATATACACCAGCAGATGTTGCTTTGGTGTCGGCAGTCGCAGCATTTGTAGTTGCGGTATTTGCTTGTCCATATGCTGAATTGGCATATGAACCGGATGTTACTGCTTTGGCATCAGCCGTAGCAGCATTTGTAGTTGCGGTATTTGCTTGTTCATATGCAGAATTGGCATATGATCCTGATGTTGTTCCACCAGCAGTTGCGGTATTAGCTAAATCAAATGCACTATTAGCGTATGAACCGGCAGAAGTTGCGTAATTTACTCCAGCATTGGCGGTAGTAAATGAGGAGTTGGCATAATCACCAGCAGAATTGGCTGTAATAAAAGCACTATTGGCATATAAGGCCGCAGAATTGGCTACACCTCTTGCCACACCATCGGTAGCAGAACCGGTAGACATGGCATTCGCAAACGAAAATGCCGCATTGGCATATATGAATGCACCGTTTGCATAGGTGGCTGCACTTGAAGTGTCTCTAGCAGAAGCAACTGGAAAACCACCTGGAGTCGATCCATCATGTACAACAAGAATTTTCTTGGTAGTATCAACCGTAACTTCAGCCACAGCACCCGTAAAGGTGCTTGTTGATGTGGTGTTACCTCTTCTTAATTGAAATTGTGTAGACATGAATGCTTAATCCGTTATTTTATTATTTATTTATGTTAGTTCTCCGCAATCAACATAGAATCCTATGGTAACCGCATCATCTATTAGACCCATATCTAAGTATGGGAATCCTCCACCTGTGCCGCCACCAGAAGCTGTGTTGGCCGTAAAGAATGCCGCATTTGCCTTTTCGAATGCCGAATTAGCATAAGAACCAGAGGTTGTAGCATATTCCTGTGCGGTACATGCCGAGGTTATAGCGAAAGCTGCATCACTTGCTGCAGAATTTGCGTTGCCATCAGCAACTCCTGCAAGAGAGTATGCAGAGTTTGCAACACCGAATGCGGCATTAGCTTGATTTCTTGCCCATGAATCAGTAGATGTACCGCCAGTATTCGCAGCTGCAAAAGCCGCATTAGCATACGAACCAGCAGAAGTTGCTTTAGAGTCTGCTGTATTTGCTTTTATATATGCTGAGTTGGCATATGAACTTGCCGATACAATTGTATTGGCTACTAAGAAAGCCGCATTCGCATAACTTGCCGCAGAGTTAGCAACATAACTTGGAGTATTTGCTTGTAAGAAGGCAGCGTTTGCTTGAGTTCTTACCCATGGGTCGGTTGCATTGTTAGCTGTTAAGAAGGCAGAATTGGCATAGGATCCTGCTGATGTTGCCTTGACATCCGCTGTATTGGCAACAACATATGCGGAATTAGCGTATACACCAGATGAATTAGCAGTATCAAATGCACCGTTAGCATAAATGTCTGCTGAGTTGGCAGTATAACTTGGTGTATTGGCTGCTAAGAACGCTGCGTTTGCATATTCACCTGCAGCAATTACGTTATTAGCTTGTGCAAAAGCACTATTTGCATACAACGCAGCTGAGTTAGCAACATTACTTGGAGTATTAGCTGCCAAGAAGGCAGCGTTTGCTTGTATGAATGATGCGTTTGCTTTAGTGAAAGCACCATTTGCATATACTGCGGCTGAGTTGGCAGTATAACTTGGAGTATTAGCCTGTAAGAAGGCAGAGTTAGCATATGAACTTGCAGCAATTACGTTATTAGCTTGTGTGAATGCACCATTTGCATATAGTGATGCAGAATTAGCAACATTACTTGGTGTATTAGCAGTTAAGAACGCTGCGTTTGCTTTAGTGAAAGCACCATTCGCATATGATTCTGCGGAATCTGAACCAATATAGAATGAAGTATTTCCATTACTTGCGGACCATTTACCTGCAGTTTCAACCCAAAGTAATTGTGAATTTGGTTGAACGCCACGGTCAATTTCAATACCAGCATCAACTAATGGTTCTCCGTTTTGGTCAACTCCTGCATTTAGTGTGATAATGTTATCAGCAATTAATACTACACTTGTATTTGTATATGTTGTTGTTCCTGTGACAACTAAATTACCTGTAATAGAAACATCACCTGTAACTGTGCCGCCAGTATTTGCATTCAAAGCATTATTAGCAAGAGCATATGCTGAATTGGCATATGAACCAGCAGTTACTGCCTTAGCATCAGCTGTTGCGGCATTGGTTGTTGCTGTGTTTGCTTTACTGAATCCAGAATTTGCATATACACCAGCAGATGTTGCCTTAGTATCAGCAGTATTGGCTGCCGTAAATGCACCATTTGCATAAGTTGCACCAGAATTTGCAGTATAACTTGGAGTATTAGCCTGTAAGAAGGCAGCGTTTGCATATACACCAGATGTTACTGCCTTAGCGTCAGCAACATTAGCTGAATCAAATGCAGAGTTAGCATACAACGCAGCTGAGTTGGCAACATCACTTGGAGTATTAGCTGCCAAGAAAGCAGCGTTTGCATACAACGCAGCTGAGTTAGCAACATTACTTGGAGTATTAGCTGCCAAGAAGGCAGCATTTGCTTGTACAAAAGCACCATTTGCATAACTTGCAGATGAATTAGCTCTGTAACTTGGTGTATTGGCTGCCAAGAAAGCAGAGTTTGCATATACACCAGCAGAATTTGCAGATGAGAATGATGCATTAGCATATACACCAGAAGAATTGGCAGTTATAAATGCTGAGTTTGCATAATCACCAACAGTTACTGCTGTATTATAAGCTATATTAGATGCACCAAATGCTGAGTTAGCATACGTACCAGCAGTTACTGCTTTACTGTCAGCTGTATTGGCTGAACTAAATGCTGAGTTGGCATATACACCAGCAGATGTTGCCTTAGTATCAGCAGTATTAGCATTTGTGAATGCTGAGTTGGCATATGAACTAGCTGCATTAGCAGTTGTAAATCCTGAGTTGGCATAACTGCCAGATGTTACTGCCTTAGCATCTGCCGTATTAGCACCAGCAAATGCGGTGTTAGCATACTCACCAGAAGAATTGGCAGCAGTAAATGAACCGTTAGCATATACACCAGCAGATGTTGCCTTAGTATCAGAAGTATTGGCTGCACCAAAGGCTGCATTAGCATACGTGCCAGAAGTTACTGCCTTAGCATCTGCTGTGTTAGCTGCGGTGAATGCTCCGTTAGCATATGAACCTGCACTAGTTGCTTTAGTATCTGCTGTATTAGCTGATGTGTATGCGGAATTAGCATATACACCAGAAGAATTTGCCGAATCAAATGCACCGTTGGCGTATGAACCTGATGTTACTGCTTTGTTATCAGCGGTGTTAGCTGCGGTGAATGCTCCGTTAGCATATACACCTGCTGAAGTTGCACCACTTGCTGAGTTAGCAGCAGCATAAGCTGCATTAGCATATGCACCAGCTGTTACTGCCTTGGCATCAGCTGTTGCAGCATCAGTTGTTGCTGTATTTGCTTTATCAAATGCTGAGTTAGCATATGAACCAGCAGTTACTGCCTTTGTTTCACTATTTGCTGCAGCGAAAGCACCATTAGCATACAACGCAGCTGAGTTAGCAACATTACTTGGTGTATTGGCTTGTAAGAACGCAGCGTTTGCTTGGATAAATGCACCATTAGCATATAGTGCTGCTGAAGTTACCGCATTAGGAACAAAGGCCGTATTTTGTGTAGTACCATCTGCAAACTGGATTAAATTAGGGAAAGTTGTTTTACCAGTAGTATCAAATAGAGTTATATAACCATTTGTTGTTATTGTAGTATTTGCTAATGTACCAACAACATTGTCTGTGATAACATTACCAGTAACAGTAAGGCTACCTGTAATTGTACCACCAGTATTTGCATTAATGGAATTGTTGGCACGAACATATGCCGAGTTGGCATACACACCAGAAGAATTGGCTGCCGTAAAGGCACCGTTAGCATATACTGCTGCTGAATTGGCAATGTAACTAGGAGTATTAGCCTGTAAGAAGGCTGCATTTGCATATGTACCAGCAGTTACTGCCTTCGTTTCACTATTTGCCACAGCAAACGCAGCGTTAGCATATGAACCTGCACTAGTTGCTTTAGTATCTGCTGTATTAGCTGATGTGTATGCTGAGTTGGCATAGACACCAGATGAGTTAGCTGCAACAAATGCAGAGTTTGCTTGAGTTCTAACCCATGGGTCAGTTGCGTTATTGGCTGCTAAGAATGCTGCATTAGCATATACACCTGATGCATTAGCTGAAGTGTATGCTGAGTTGGCATAGACACTAGCACTTGTTGCCTTATCGTCTGCCGTGTTAGCACCAGCAAACGCAGAGTTGGCATACACACCAGAAGAATTGGCCGCATCAAATGCACCGTTGGCATACAGAGCAGCAGATGATGCACCAGCTGCCGAATTTGCAGCTGCATAAGCTGCATTAGCATATGCACCAGCTGTTACTGCCTTGGCATCAGCTGTGTTAGCTGTCGTAAACGAAGCATTAGCATAAATTGCAGCTGAGTTGGCAACATCACTTGGAGTATTTGCGCTTAAGAAGGCAGAGTTGGCATAAGATCCTGCTGATGTTGCCTTAGTGTCCGCTGTGTTAGCACCAGCAAATGCAGAGTTGGCATATGAACCTGAAGTTACTGCCTTAGCATCTGCGGTATTAGATGCAGTGTATGCTGAGTTGGCATATACACCAGAAGAATTTGCGGCCGTAAATGCACCGTTAGCATACACACTAACCGATGCAACGGTATTAGCAACAACAAACGATGCATTAGCATATGAACCTGCTGATGTTGCTTTGGCATCTGCTGTGTTTGCAGCTGCATAAGAATTGTTTACATACGGAAGTAAATCAATTCCTTTAACTAAAATTGTTGTTGAATGTAAATTAGCATTAAGTGTTGCAATCTTAAATGATGCATCATTAATATCAATATTATTATTGGCAGTAATTTCTGGTGTGTAACCCTCAAACAATTGCCATTCTTTGGTACCAGCATCACGAATTAAACCAGCATGAGCATTTGTGCCATCATTATAATGTGATGCAAAACCAATATCTAATATATCAGCCGTATAGTTGCCTGTACCAAGAATAATCAATGAATCGTTTGCAACAATAACTTGTGTGCTAATTGTTGTTGTATTACCAAGAATATTTAAATTACCTGTTACACTTAGGTCACCTGTAATTGAACCACCAGATTTTGGTAACGCATTGTTTGCAGTTGTAAATGCTGAGTTAGCATATGAACTTGCAGAATTTGCAGTATAACTAGGAGTGTTTGCCTGTAAGAACGCACCGTTAGCATATGCACCAGCAGTTACTGCCTTAGCATCAGCTGTTGCAGCATTTGTAGTTGCTGTGTTTGCTTGGTCGTATGCTGAGTTGGCATACACACCAGAAGAATTAGCCGCAACAAATGCTGAATTGGCTTGTGTTCTAACCCATGGGTCAGTTGCATTATTGGCAGCAGCGAATGCTGAGTTGGCATACACACCAGAAGAATTGGCTGCAACGAATGCCGAGTTGGCTTGTGTTCTAACCCATGGATCAGTTGCATTATTGGCTGCAGCGAAAGCACCATTAGCATAAATTGCAGATGAGTTGGCAACATCACTTGGAGTATTTGCCTGTAAGAAGGCCGCATTTGCATATGTACCAACAGTTATTGTAGTATTGTATGCAATATTTGATGCACCAAATGCTGAATTGGCATAAGAACCAGCAGTTACTGCCTTATCATCTGCTGTGTTAGCACCAGCAAATGCCGAGTTGGCATATACACCAGAAGAATTGGCTGCTGTAAATGCGGAGTTTGCCTGAGTTCTTACCCAAGGGTCTGTAGCGTTATTGGCTGCCAAGAAGGCAGAGTTGGCATAAGATCCTGCTGATGTTGCCTTAGTGTCAGCAGTATTGGCAGCAGTAAAGGCACCGTTAGCATATACAGAACCAGAATTTGCTGTGTAACTTGGAGTGTTTGCCTGTAAGAAGGCCGCATTTGCTTGTATGAATGCACCGTTAGCGTATGTTGATGCAGAGTTAGCAACATCACTTGGAGTATTTGCTTGTACAAACGCAGCATTAGCATATAACGCAGCCGAATTGGCAACATCACTTGGAGTATTTGCGCTTAAGAAGGCAGAGTTGGCATACGAACTTACTGATGCAATAGTATTAGCTACAACAAATGATGCATTGGCTTGTATAAAAGAAGCATTGGCATAAGTTGATGCTGATGACGCAATATCACTTGCTATATTTGCGGTTGTGAATGATGAATTGGCATATGATCCAGCAGACAACGCATTGGTTGCGGATGTATTGGCTTGATTGAAACCAGAATTAGCATAGACACCAGAAGAATTGGCTGCAACGAAAGCACCGTTAGCATATAATGCAGCTGAGTTGGCAACATTGCTTGGTGTATTGGCTTGCAAGAAGGCCGCATTAGCATATGAACCAGCTGTTACTGCCTTAGCATCTGCCGTGTTAGCACCAGCGAATGCAGAGTTGGCATATAAACCAGTTGTTGTCGTTTTCGCATCTGTTGCATTTGCCGAAGCATATGCTGAGTTGGCATACAAAGAAGCACCAGATGCATTATTAGTTGCTGTGTTTGCTTGGTCATAAGCAGCATTAGCATATACACCGGATGTTACTGCTTTAGCATCTGCCGTGTTAGCACCAGCGAATGAAGAGTTGGCATAGACACCAGCAGAATTGGCTACAACGAATGCCGAGTTGGCATATGTACCAGATGTTACTGCCTTATCATCTGCTGTGTTAGCACCAGCAAATGCAGAGTTGGCATACACACCAGAAGAATTGGCAGAATCAAATGCTGAGTTGGCATAAACAGATGCCGAGTTGGCAGTATAACTTGGTGTGTTTGCTTGTAAGAATGCACCGTTAGCATACACAGATGCAGAGTTAGCAACAATGAATGATGCATTAGCATATACACCTGATGTTACTGCCTTAGTATCTGCGGTGTTAGCTGCACCAAATGCAGAGTTGGCATACACACCAGAAGAATTGGCAGAATCAAATGCTGAGTTGGCATATGAACCTGAAGTTACTGCCTTAGTATCTGCGGTGTTAGCTGCACCAAATGCAGAGTTGGCATACACACCAGAAGAATTGGCAGAATCAAATGCACCGTTGGCGTATGTGCCAGAATTTACTGCCTTAGTATCTGCTGTGTTAGCTGCGGTGAATGCTCCGTTAGCGTAACTAGATGCTGAATTGGCCACATCACTTGGAGTATTTGCCTGTAAGAATGCAGCGTTAGCATATGTGCCAACAGTTACTGCTGTATTGTAAGCTATATTAGATGCATCAAATGCTGAGTTAGCATAAGAACCAGTTACATTCGCTTTACCATATGCAGAGTTGGCATATACACTAGAAGAATTGGCTGTTGTGAATGCACTGTTGGCATAATTGGAACTACCACTTGCATTGTTTGTTGCTGTATTTGCTTGTGTATATGCTGAAGTGGTGTATGCATATAAATCTACACCATTACTTGTAATAGAATAACCAGATACGTTTGCAATCAATGTTGCTACGTTTGCAGCGTCTGCTGAACCTGCAGCTAATACATTACCGGAAGGGTCTTGTGATAGACCTTGGAACAATAGGAAATTATTTGAAGCTGCTTGTCTAACTAAACCATGATATGTTGGACCAGCAGAACCTGTTGTCTTTGAAACTCCGTAGAAACCAATATCAAAAGAATCACTTACGGTATTATTTCCAGCAAGTTTGATTAATGAATCTGATGTTATAATTGTTTCAGCATTAACAGTAGTTGTTGTACCATTAATAACTAAACTACCAGTAATAGTTACATCACCAACTACAGTACCACCAGATTTTGGTAACGCATTGTTTGCGGTTGTAAATGCAGAGTTAGCATATGAACCAGCAGTTACTGCTTTAGCATCCGCTGTATTGGCAGCAGTAAAGGCACCGTTGGCATATATTGCGGCTGAAGCTGCACCAGCTGCCGAGTTTGCAGCAGCAAACGCCGCATTAGCATATTCACCAGAAGAATTGGCTGCAACAAATGCACCGTTGGCATATAATGCTGCCGAGTTGGCAACATTACTTGGTGTATTGGCTTGCAAGAAAGCCGCATTGGCATATACAGATGCTGAATTGGCACTAATAAATCCTGAGTTGGCGTATGAACTTGCTGATGCAACAGTATTTGCTACAATGAAAGCACCGTTAGCATAGACTGCGGCTGAATTTGCTACATAACTTGGTGTGTTGGCTTGTAAGAAAGCACCATTCGCATATGATGATGCAGAATTAGCAATACCAAATGAACTATTAGCATACGACCCAGCAGTTACTGCTTTAGCATCTGCTATGTTAGAAGAAGTGAAAGCACCGTTAGCATATACAGATGCTGAATTAGCAACATTAAATCCAGAGTTAGCATATGAACCTGATGTAACTGCTTTAACATCTGCCGTATTGGCTGCACCGAATGCAGAGTTGGCATATGCACTAGAAGAATTGGCTGCATCAAATCCAGAATTAGCATACGCACCAGAATTTATTGCCTTAGTGTCAGCAGTATTGGCAGCAGTAAAGGCACCGTTAGCATACACAGCTGCCGAGTTTGCTACATAACTTGGTGTGTTTGCTTGTAAGAAGGCACCGTTAGCATATGCTGATGCCGAGTTTGCTACATAATCTGGTGTATTGGCTTTTAAGAAAGCTGCGTTTGCTTGTATGAAAGCACCATTTGCATATGTTGCAGCTGAAGTTGCTACACCAGGAACAAAAGCTGTATTTTGTGTGGTGCCATCGGCAAATTGTATCAGGTTAGGGAAAGTTGTTTTACCTGTTACATCAAATAGAGTTATATAACCATTTGTAACGAGTGTTGTATTAGCAACTGTACCTGCAATATTTCCTGTGATAACATTACCTGCAACATACAAAGTACTATTTGATGTAATGTATGAGAAATCAGCAACACTAGTTAAATAACCAGTTGAGTTTGCATATAGTACAGAACCTGGTACATAACCGGATGGTGTTGCAGCTGCGTTTGCTTTATCGAATGCAGAGTTGGCGTAAATGAATGCTGAATTAGCATACGCTGCAGCTGAATTAGCCGCACCAAAAGAACCATTAGCATACGATGCAGCAGAGTTGGCAGTATAACTTGGTGTGTTTGCTTGCAAGAAGGCAGCGTTTGCTTGTATGGATGCACCGTTAGCATATACTGAGGCTGAGTTTGCTCTGTAACTTGGAGTGTTTGCCTGTAAGAACGCAGCGTTTGCTTTATCATATGCACTATTAGCATAGACTGACGCTGAGTTGGCAGTGTAACTAGGAGTGTTCGCTTGCAAGAAGGCAGCGTTAGCATATGTGCCAGAATTTACTGCCTTAGTATCTGCGGTGTTGGCTGCATCAAATGCACCATTAGCATATACAGAAGCAGAATTTGCCGTATAGCTAGGTGTATTTGCCTGTAAGAAGGCAGCGTTAGCGTATGATGCTGTTACATTGGCTGCACCAAATCCAGAATTAGCATATGCTGCGGCTGATGCAGCTGCATCTCTTGCTATACCATCTGTTGCAGAACCTGTTGATAATGTATTTGCAAAAGAAAACGCAGCGTTAGCGTATGAACCTGATGTTACTGCTTTGTCATCTGCCGTGTTGGCTGCCGTAAAAGCACCGTTGGCATACGAAGAACCAGAATTTGCAGTATAACTTGGTGTGTTGGCTTGTAAGAAAGCAGAGTTGGCATATGAACCTACTGTATTTGCTTTATCATATGCTGAGTTTGCATATTCACCAGCTGAATTTGCTTTACTGTATCCGGAGTTAGCATATACACCAGCAGAATTGGCTGCAACGAAAGCACCATTAGCATAAATGTCTGCTGAGTTTGCTGTGTAACTTGGAGTATTAGCCTGTAAGAAGGCCGCATTTGCATAGACACCAGAAGTATTTGCAGTATCGAAAGCTGAATTGGCATATCTGCCAGCAGCTTCACTTAACAATGCTGTATTAGCTATTGCAAAGGCAGCATTAGCATATGAACTTGCTGAGTTTGCTGTGTAACTAGGAGTGTTTGCTTGTAAGAAGGCCGCATTTGCATATACAGATGCAGAATTTGCAACATCAAATCCTGAATTAGCATATGAACTTGCTGAATTGGATGTGGTAAATGCACCGTTAGCATAAACAGATGCTGAATTAGCAACACTAAATCCAGAGTTAGCATATGAACCAGCAGTTACTGCTTTAGCATCAGCAACATTGGCAGCACCAAATGCACCATTAGCATATACAGAACCAGAATTTGCGGTATAACTAGGAGTATTGGCTTGTAAGAAGGCACCGTTTGCATATACATCAGCTGAGTTGGCAGTATAACTTGGTGTATTAGCTTGTAAGAACGCTACATTTGCGTGTCTATAAGCAGAGTTAGCATACACATCAGCTGAATTTGCGGTGTAACTTGGAGTATTAGCTTGTAAATATGCAGCGTTAGAATTTGTGAACGCATTGGTTACATAACCATATACATCAACACCATTGATAGTTACATAATTTGCAATTACATTTGATTTAATTGTGTTGGCATAAACGTTTGCATATTTAAAACTTGCATCAGTTATATCAATATTATTTCCAGGTCCAACTTCTGGAGTGTAATTTTCAAAGAACATCCATTCTTTGCGGTCAGAATCTCTGATAATACCTGTATGAGCATTAACAGAATCTTTGTAATGTCCGATAAGACCAATGTCAACTACGTCAGAAGTGTAATTACCATTCGCTAAGTATATTAAAGGATCATTTAAAATGATACTAGTTGTATTGATTGTGGTAGTGTTACCCAATACAAGTAGGTTACCAGTAATTGTTGTGTCACGTGTAACAAATAAATCTCTACCAACAGTTAAATCATTGGTGATTGTACCGCCTACTATAGGCAACGCAGCATTAGCAACTGCAAAAGCACCGTTTGCATATGATGCAGCTGAATTGGCAGTATAACTTGGTGTATTGGCTTGCAAGAATGCTGAGTTGGCATAAGAACCAGCTGCATTTGCTTTATCGAATGCTGAGTTGGCGTATACACTTGCTGAGTTAGCATCAACATAAGCCGAATTGGCATAAGAACCAGCAGCATTTGCTTTTACATATGCAGAATTGGCATATACACCTGCTGAGTTTGCGGTAGTGAAAGCACCGTTGGCATATCTGCCAGCAGCTTCACTCAACATTGCTGTGTTAGCTACAGAGAAAGCAGAATTGGCATAATCACCAGCAGAATTCGCTGCAATGAATGCAGAATTTGCTTGTACAAATACTTGACCTTGTTGGTCTACATAAAATTGGCCACCAATAGTGTGTACACCATTAACAGTATCACCAATGAATAATTTTTGAGATGTATTTGAATAGGCCGCTTCACCAACATTAAGTGATGGTGGTACATCTGTTGCATTGGACCATTTTAATTGAATTACTGTATTTGCCATATTTTATTTGTTCTGGTGCATTCTTTTATTTATCTTATTTGGTGGCAACTATTAGAAAGTTCCACCATTAATTACATTTAAACCAATTTCACCAATATATCTGTAACCAGTAATAAAAACTACTTTACCAGTTAATGCTGATGGTATTGTACCACCAATAAAATTTAAAACTCCAGATTGATAATCAAAAAACCATTCACCTACACCCGCAATACCAGAATCAAACATCTGTGTGCCTGTTGCAACAGGATTCGATGCACCAGAACTGTCTGCATACACAGAGACAAAGTATGATGAACCAAATTCTGGTGTGATCCAATCAGTCAGGTTAGTCTTCCATGTTGGATACACTCCACCAACAGCCGTAGATGTACCATCCGCAACACATTGTATTCTATCTGTGCCTTGATATCCTTGTACAATACCAACTACAGATGATGCTGTGGCAGGTATAAAACTGGCTTGAGTCCAAATTTTATCACCACGATTAATTGTTGGACTGGCAATAGTTTCATTACTTGCACTCTTATTTGTTGATGTGTCTGTTTTAGTAACACCAAAAAGTTTTTTATAAAGTAAATCAACTTTTGAGGAATCTGATACTGCCATTTAGTTACTCGCTGTCTGCAAAGATAATGCGGTCACAGTTTGACCACTTGTTAATTTAATTCTAACATAAATTTCATTGGTCAATCCTGGATCCGAACTAGATACAGTACCAAATGTACAAGTTTTTCTGTGGTTAGTTACTGCTGAATTTAATGTGACTACACCACCCAATGCACAACCACTTGATGGTACACCTGCACCACTATATGCAGTTGCCATACTGACCCAACCATTTGTTGCACCTGCAGATGTATCTATGGCACTACCTGGTACTGCAACCCAAAGGCCAGCAATCGTACCTGTAAATTGAATATCAAATTTAGATACAGATGTTCTTATAAATCTAAATGTAAAGTATTGTGCAGAACTTCTTCCTGAACTTAGGTCTGGACCTGCAGGTAAATAACCTGTAGAATAGTTTGTCTGGTCATGTTTTAATATCGCAGCAACCATTGTTGCGTCATATACTTGTAATGTTCCATTTTGGCTATCGAACAATGTTGCATTTGGGAATTGTACAGGATTGTCTGTAGAACCAGGATTAATAATTCTTGATGCCGTGCCGGAACCTGTACCAACAGTAGAACCAAAAGTAACAGCAGATTCTTCCATGGAATTGCCTGTTCCTGTTTTATAAAGAACTGTATTGGCCAATGCTGATGTGAATGCTTGTGTACCTGTTGCATAACTATTATCTACTGTAACACTTGGACCAGTTGATGATGAACCAAAACCAGATATAATTGTAGATGTTGTATTTACAGTAACGGAGCCAGAGGACACATATAAATTTTGTACCAAAGGAAATGTTATACCAACAGTTGGATATGTGTTACTAGAAGGTGCAGCAAATGCACCACCAGCAGTACCGGTAAAAAATGTATTGCTTGTTGGGAACATATCACCACTCAATTTAGATACGTTAACACCCAATCTAAATGTAGATGAACTATTATAGTGTGGTACTGTACTTGAATATGTCAATGATGGAGATAGAGGTACAATACTTGCTGAAGTAAATGTTGGTGTACCTGGAGATGATGCATCATAATACCAAGATGCAGTAGAAGTTGTACCTGCACCAGAATGTGTAAGATAAACTTCATTCCATCCAGATGATACACTACCTGAACCTTGAACTGTAAATATTCTCCAAAAGCCTGCAGCACCACCAGAAACAGTAGAGTAATCTTTACTTTGTGAAATAACTAAATCACTATAACTACCGTTAGCACTTGATGTTGTGAAACTTACACTACCTGATATCGTACTATTTTTATAGAGTCTGAGTGTACCAGAATCGCCTGGTCCAAAGTTACTAAAAAGATTTGTTGAGTATGAAGCCGTTCTGAGAACTGTACTAACAGTTGCACCACCAGAAACATTTCTGGCACTTGAAGTTCTGTCCGTTTGTATAAAATTTGTCATACGATATGTTGACAAACTATTAATACTTAAAGATGTTCCAGTAGGGAATGCTGGCGGCGATGCAGGTACTAGTTTACCTAACACATTGTTTAATAGTGCTATACCATCTGTAATTTTTGTTGTTGTTGTAAGTGTCACCGCATTACTTACCAATTGACCAACTGTGTTTGAACCTAAATCAGCAGTAGCACCAGTAATTGTTGCTGAAACTCCACTAGCTAAATCATAAGCAGTATTTGCAACATCAAAAGCCGAATTGGCATAAACACTACCAGAATTAGCAGTATCAAATGCACCGTTAGCATAAATGTCTGCTGAGTTGGCAGTATAACTTGGAGTATTTGCTTGTAGAAAAGCATAAGCAGCTGATGTAAATGCAGAATTGGCTACACCAAATGCTGAGTTGGCATAACTAGATGCAGAGTTTGCTACATAATCTGGTGTATTGGCTTTTAAGAATGCAGCGTTTGCTTGTATAAATGCACCATTAGCATACAACGCAGCAGAGTTTGCTGTATAAATTGGTGTGTTGGCTTTTAAGAAAGCTGCATTAGCATAACTTGCAGCAGAATTGGATGTACTGAATGCTGTGTTGGCATACAGACTGGCACCAGCCGCATTGTTTGTTGCTGTGTTTGCTTGGTCATAAGCAGAATTAGCATACACGCCAGCAGAATTGGCTGCAATAAAAGAAGAATTTGCTTGTAAATAAGATGCATTTGAATATGCATATGGTGCAGCAGCAGTAAACTGTTTTGTTCCATCAGCCAAGAATGTAACATTTGAGAATTCTCCATTGGCTGCAGCCTTGGATGCAACTAGACTTACTGCATTATTGGTGTCTAAGTAAAATAATTTACCATCAACAATATTAATAGCAACTTCACCGGCAACAAGCGAGCTCGCCAGAGGTAATGTACCTCCGGTATTAGAATAGAATAGTTGAATTGCTGTTGAATTGGCTTGTGCCATTGTTACCTTACTCTTATATAATTGTTATTTTATTATTTAGAACGTGCCACCAGAAATCAGATTCGCTCGAAGTGTTCCACCCAATATTACATTACCCGATACACCAATACCACCAACTATAACCATTGTACCTGTATCTGTTGCCGTTGAATTAACATTTGAATTTGCAATTAATTGTCCAAAATTACCTACACTTGCACCACCTGAACCAGATACACTAAATGTTGCACCCGTATCACTTGTTAATGATATTGCACCACCTTCAGCAGAAATCTCTGCACCACCCAAATCAATAGTGTTACCAGCAAGAAACAGTTTACGCCAACGTCTTGTTGGACTGCCTAAATCGTAACTGATATTTGCAGAAGGTAAGATATGACCGGCATATGTATTAGCCTGTATAATTACCTGACCTTGTAATGTTAAAGCACCACTAACTGTACCACCAGTTTTTGGTAAAGCAGCATCAGCAAGATTATAAGCAGAATTGGCTTGAAGAAATGATGAGTTGGCGTATGATGCAGATGAGTTTGCTGTATAACTTGGTGTGTTAGCTTGAATGAAAGCTGCATTGGCTGTACTGAATGAAGCATTTGCTTGTCTGAATGCACCATTAGCATAATTTGATGCCGAATTGGCCGAAACAAAAGCCCCGTTGGCATATGTTCCACCAGAAACTCCAGTGGATGAGGCTGCATTGGCTGCGTCAAATGCTGTGTTGGCTTGTGTTCGAACCCATGTATCTACAGCACTATTAGCAGCTGCAAAGGCCGCATTGGCGTATATGCCAGAAGAATTGGCTGCAACAAAAGCACCGTTAGCATATAATGCTGCTGAGTTGGCAACATTACTTGGTGTATTGGCTTGTAGGAAAGCCGCATTTGCTTGTACAAAAGCACCGTTAGCATAAACACTAGCTGCTGTAGTATTATTTGCTGCAATGAATGCCGCATTTGCTTGTACAAAAGCACCATTCGCATACAACGCAGCTGAGTTAGCAACATTACTTGGTGTGTTAGCAGTTAAGAAAGCACCGTTGGCGTATACACCAGCGGATGCAGCTGTATTAGCAACAACAAACGCAGCATTAGCATATGAACTTACTGAATTTGATGTAGTAAATGCACCATTAGCATATAATGCAGCCGAGTTAGCAACATTACTTGGAGTATTTGCTTGTAGGAAAGCGGCATTCGCTTGTACGAAAGCACCGTTAGCATATAATGCAGCTGAGTTGGCAACATTGCTTGGTGTATTGGCTTGCAAGAAGGCCGCATTAGCATATACACCAGATGAATTAGCTGCATCAAATGCTGAATTTGAATTTAAGAAAGCCGCATTAGCATAAACACCAGAAGAATTAGCAGCAACAAATGCAGAATTTGCTTTTATAAAAGCAAGATTGGCTGTATTAAAAGAGGATGTTATGTGTGAATATGCATTTATTCCATTTATAGTTGCATATTCAGCAATTAAATTACCTTTAAATACATTTGAATAAACGTTGGCATATGAAAATGATGGATGAGCAAGGTCAATTAAGTTATTACCTTCAACTTCAGGTGTATATCCTTGAAAGAAAATCCATTCTTTTCTGTTTGGATCTCTAAAAATACCTGTGTGAGCATTAGATCCAGAATTATAATTACCAATAATACCAATGTCAACTGCATCACTGCTGTAATTATTACTACCCAAATATATTAAAGTATCGGTTACTGTAACGCTTTGTGTACTAATTGTTGTACTATTACCAAAAACAATCAAGTTACCAGAAACTGTAAGGTCATTTGTTACATTTAATGAACCTGAAACTGTACCACCAGTAGCTAATGATGTAGTATTTGCTTTATCAAACGCACCTTGTGCAAGGTTTGTTGCAGATGTAATATTGGTATTTTGTGTTGTATTAACACCTTGTAACAATATAATATTATTTGATGCGGTATTGGCTGTGTCAAACGCAGCGTTTGCTTGTGCAAAAGCAAAAACAGCCAAACCTGCACCGTTGGCAGTATTGTATGCAGCTTGTGCTAATGCTGATGCTGAATTGGCCGCACCAAATGCAGAGTTGGCATATATGCCTACTGTTACAGAATTATTTGCATTCGTATTTGCTTGTAAGAAAGCTGCATTAGCTTTAGTAAATGCACCATTTGCTTGGTTGAAAGCAGCATTTGCGCCTGCCCATGCAAGACTTAAATTACCTGTAGAACCCGCTGAATTAGCAGTATTGAATGCAGCCTGTGCTAATGTAGTAGCAGTATTGGCCTGTGTATATGCATTTATACCAGTTGCCACCGCTGTGGCACCACCAATGGTAATTACATTACCATATTGATTACCAATATAAAATGTATTTGCTAAAAATGAGTAAGCTAATGCGCCATCTTGTAAAAAAGTCGGTGCAGTATTAGCATACGACCTTAATATCTGTACACTTGTATTTGACATTAGAAAAACCCAACATCAACTACTACATCGGCTGCGGATGCTGGTGCAACAGCAAAACTGTTTGTGTTTGCTCTGTATACAATAGAATATCCATCCTGAGCACCAGCCAGACTTAAATCGGAAGCACTTTTGATTGTTCTGGTACCATATTGAATGGCTGTAACAGATGGATTAGGTTGACCTACGGTTACTCTGATGTTTGCTGGTGATGTTGCCATTTTATTACCTTGTTACACGTGGTAAAACATCAACAACACCTTCCAAAACTCTAACAACTGTATTTGCTTGTCCAGGTGCACCTTCATAAGACACTATAGTGTCATATACGTATCGACCTGTAGAAATATTAGCTGTTTGTCTGGAATCCAATGATAATGTTATTGTGGATGTTCCTGTGTTTATTGATGTTACGAATGTTGCAGTTGCATTCGCAGAATAATAAGATTTTCTGATTTGACTAAAACAAGACGCATTTGAGAGGTCGTAATTATCTCCATAAACGTCATCCAACGTCAACGAAATGTTGAAGGTCGTGCCTTGTTCTAAAAATAAATTCTGGTAACCTGCGGCCATAGTAATCTTCTTATTGTTATTCTATTATTTAGTTATTTATACTGTAGGAGTGGATTCGCTTTTTGGAATCCAGAAGCTGTCGGAGAAAATTCTTGGGCCGGAACGCAAAATTTCGAATTTTTAGGATTTCTTCAAAGCATCTATTTCCGCCTTCAGTTCTTTGATAGACTCAATCAACAATGGTATCAATTTCTCATAATGTACAGTCAAATACTTATCATCAATTGGCGCAGGAACAACAATCTCTGGTAAAATCTTTTGTACTTCTTGTGCAGAAACACCAACCTCACGTTTTACTGTATATCCTAATGCCTGTGCGGTTTCATTTGCTTCGTAATAGAAACCATTAAGTGACATTACCTTTTCCAGAGCATTTTCAATATTACCTATTCTTGTTTTTAGGTTATCGTCTGAGTAATACGCAGTAATATTGTTAATAGCACGAATTTCACCAGCTGTTCCAGAAGCGGCTGTACCAACACCAAGACTGTTCATCCTGTAATTATTGCTTATATTGAGTGCGTTTGCACTATCAGATGTTGCAGCAGTTGTAGATGAACTTGCGCTGGTTGCGCTGGTTGCACTAGTTGCATTGGAAACTGTAATACCGTAAGTAATTGTATTTGACAACTGTGTGGCAGCCATCGTACCAGTAATTTTAGTACTTGCCACACTAGCAAGTTGGTCACTTGTGACTGTACCAGTAAGTTTGGTTGTAGCTAAACTTGCAATTTGAGCATTCGTGATAGTACCATCTATCTTAGTATTGGCTATTGATGTAATCCATGAAGGATTGGCATAACTACCATAAGTATAAACACCACTAGTTACAGTACCTGCATTACCTGTAATACTATGTGTATATGCTGCATCTGTATTTGCCAATGCGTTATAAACAAACGCTGTGGTCGCCATTGTGGTGTCATTATTAGATAATGTAGGAGTTAAACCAAATACACGACCAGTAAATGTTGTTCCAGACTTTAATGCAACAATAGATGCCAAACCATCAACAGCTAATTGAATTGTATTTGCACTTCCACTAATTGTGGAGTTAATTGTGTATGGAATATTGTTTGCATAATATGGATTCAGTATATAACCATCAACTTCAAGTAAAATCACTGCACCAGTTGCAGGTGCAGTATTAAATGTAACAGTTGTTCCGTTTGTTTCTGTATATGTTGATGCTGCTTGACGAATACCATTAATAAAGACTCTTAATTGATTTGCACCTGGAGTATATGTCGGTGCAGTAAATGCTGTAACAATTTGGTTACCTGTATATGTCAATCTAGTTGAATTGATTGATGTTCCTGGTGTTGCGCCACCTCCATCACCTGTACCACCTGCAGCCCAATAGTAAGAACCTGGACCACCCGTTGCTAAAACATAACCAGATGTAACACCAGAAGCACTTGGTAACAAATTTGTTAGTGCATCTCCAGCTGAAGTTGCACCTGTACCACCGTTAGGTATTGATAATGCTGAAGTTAATGTTAAACCAGCAAAAGTTGGAGAAGCACTTGTTCTTAGGTCTTGTGATGTGCTAATTGCCAAAGTGTTTGCCGTTGTGGCCACAGCAGTCAGACCATTATTACTTGTAAATCTAACACTTCCACTTGATGCAGTAATTGAACCTGTTGTACCAACAATTGTATTTGCAGATGTGTTGGCACGTGAGAATGCTGAATTTGCATAAGAACCAGAAGAACTCACTCCAGCTTGCAAGAAATTGTTTGCAGCTGTAAACGTTGTGTATATTGTATTGGCTAAATTTGCAGTTGCAACATTTGATGTGCTTGTGTCGGATAAAGAGCTACTGAGATATTCATCTGTAAGAATTCTATTATAATTATTTGAAGTAACGTTTATTATATCAAAATATTTTGATGTTTCATTCCAACGAATTGATGCATTAGAACCACCAGAAGAACCTCTATTTACACTAATAGAGCTAATTTGTGCAGTTTCTGAACCAGCATTCAATGTAAATGTATTTGAGTTGTATACTGTAGTTCCATTAATAACAAAATTGCCACCGACACTTAATTGTCCAACTGTTTGTAAAGAACCTATGTAACCAGCTGCTGAATTTGCATCTAAAAGTGATGATATTGTTACAGTTGGTGCTGTTAAGCTTGTATTGGCTGCTAAAGTGTTTGTATATGCACCACCCGTTACGGATACAGAAGATGTATTAACAGATGTATTTGCTTGTACTATGCCAGTAGTAACTTTAGTAAATGCATTTAGTGTGCCGGTAGTTGTTGTTGTTGAAACTGTTAATGCTGCAGTGTTAACATAATTGTTTGATTGTAGATATGGTGTAATTACACCTGTATTTGCTTGAATATTACTCACATAAACATCACCAGAAAAACTACCAACGGCGCCTATTACACTACCATTAGCGTTTAATACATTTGTGTATGTTGTTCCTGTAATACTGGCTGTTGCTGTGTTTATTGATATGTTTGCTTGTACCGTATTGGCTGTTACTCCATATCGTATCGTGGTGTTTCCACCCATGTTTGTATTATTTGCAACCGATAAACTAAGTCCGGAAGCTTGTGCTATCAACAAACCATTGATGTTTGCTTGTCCTGCGTTTGTTAAACCTAATGTTGTATTTGAGAAATAAACTTGGCCGCCGACACCTAAATTATTGTCTACGTTAGCTGAAGAACCAACACCTTGCACAAGAAGTTGTTTCTGTATAACAATATTACCATTTGATTGTAAAGCATTTTTTGTGTTTTCACTTAGATATAATGTGCCAGAATCTTTAATGTAGTCGCCTGTTGCTATTGTATTGTTTTCCGCAATAAGAGCATCGGTCGCAACCATCCATTGACCAAATGTATTGGCATAACTTATAGTTGATACTGTATTTGCCATTTTAACCTTTTTCTAATAGTTTTACCATCAGTTTTTTAATATCTGATATGTCGTTTTTGATGTTGTTCATTTCTGCTCTAACATTATTTATTTGCTGAGCTTGAGTTTCAGCAAATTTGCGTTTAACTTTATAATCTTCTGCACCAGATAAATCTTTGTTAATCAAGGCCATACTCTCCGTATCACGATACAGATTTGTTCCGTTTATTGGTAATAAAGCCATAATTAGAATGTTGTATTAACGTTTGATGGAAGAGCAATTACACGTAAATCGGTAGCAAATGGTACATATGTGTTATCCGAACTTGTCATAACCACTTTGATAGCAAATTGACTAAATGTTGTATATGTTTGTCCATTTTGACTTGTATAGGTTACATAACCTTGGTCAACACCTGAAGTTCCTGGTGCAAATACAAATTCATATTTGTCATCTCTTGTATTTGAATATAATGAACCGGAACTTTTAATCTTTGTCATTAATTGCCATGAACTGTCATCAAATGTTTGTGTATCATTTCTGTTCAAAATCTTGTAATATACATGAATGTCAGTATTTACAGGACGATAAGCAGTTAAGTAAACATTTAGGTCACCAGAATCAAATGTCGGATCCAGAACAACCTTCTTACTTACATATTTAGCCAACATGTTACCGCCGTTTTTGGATGTTTCACCTGTAACGATTGCGGTTGCACCTGTACCAGGTGTATTATTGGCGTCTGTAATTGTAATTGTCGGTGTTGTAATATAACCAGAACCATTACTTGTTAAGTAAACTGATTGAATTATACCACCAACAATATTAGCAGCAGCTTGTGCTGTTACACCACCCAAACCTGTAGGTGCAGAAACTGTAACAGATGTACAACTTGCATTATAACCTGTTCCGGCCGCTGTTAATGTGATAACAGAATTGGACAACTCACCATTGTTGATATTCCATTTAATTCCATATACGGAAAGACCAGCATCAGAAATTATTGGACTTACTGCATTATCACTCGTTCTCAATTGGCTGTATAAGGAGAATGATGTATCTGAATTTGCAAGCAATATACGTTCACCTAGACCGTCAGACAAATAAATGTCATCTTGAGTTGGTGTTCCAAATTTACCAGGATTAATATATTTTGTTCCTGCAGCAGTACCACCAACTAATGTTGCATTGTATGAATATCCAACTGATGTTGTAGAAGGCAAGAAATCGGTTGTTGTAATATTAAATGCATCAATCAGAGAATCTGTTGTAGAGAATGTATCTGTTGTGCTTGAGAGATTGTTTGCATTCAAATAGTAATTAATACTTTGGTCAATAAATGTTCTTTCTGGTAATTTATTTGGAACCACATATTGAATAGTTGGACTTGCAGCTGTATCAAACACACAACGGTCAGCCACAAACATTAAACTCTGATTTTGGTCAGCTGTCCATGTTTGTGAATTTTGTGATGTAAATAATCCACCAGTATATGGTGCACCACTAATTTTTGTAATTGTTGTTGGTAATGGATCATTTGGTAAGTTCTTCACAGAAGAAGAAAGTGCTGTATCTCCATTTGATGCGGTCCACATTGTGTATTCATTTGAATTAGATTTTAATATGAATGCATACAATACACCAGGTTGAATATAAACTGGCGCAGAGAAGGCAAATTGCGTGGATGTATTTGAATCCAAGTATTGTGGAGAACTAGAAGTTTTTACCATATCAGGTGTCAATGAAACAACTGAATGATCTAATGTATTACCATCTGGATAACCATTTTGTGTACCAACAATAGTCAATCTAATTGGTGAATTATCTGATGTTGGTTTTGAAGCAAAGAAGAATGATGCTGAGCTCAAGAACATACCATTAGGGAAATTAGTTTTATCAACAATAAATGTTTGTGCAACTGGATCCCAAGGATCATAATTATCAGCAATCAATACATTATGTCTATAATTTGTGGATGTAAATGTTCCCTTGGCACTTGCCGGTGAAGATGAATAATCTACTGTTTGTGCAGTTGTTTGTAAACCTTCTGCATAATAGACGCCTTCAGCATAAGTTGTCTCTGTTCCTGGATTATTATTAATTCTATTATCAATACGAAGTGTTCTTTGACCATTATGGAAAGAATTTTCAGGTAAATTAAATACACCATAGATTGAACCAGATTCATCTGTTTTGAATGAACCTATAGAATATATGTCATCTTCTGCACAAGTAATTGCTGTTGATAGTGTTATAGTTTTTGAGGATCCATTGTATGAAGCAATATTTGCTGATTGTCCTGCGCCTGTACCAGCACAAACATAAAATGTATTTCCGTTATAATATTGATTTGTACTAGAAGCTAAAGCACTTATTTGTATTGATGTTGTATTTGCAACAGTATCAATCCTTCCACCAAAGTGAGATGTGGTTGATAGTGTACCTGATGCTGATGTGGATGTATATGATCCTGCCGCATTAAAGAAAGCATTCTGTATTGTTCCGTTACTTGTATATGTTCCAGAATATTGGTCAGCTGCAACATACAATCTAACACTATGTGTTCCAATATATGTGTTTATGAGTGATGAAGTAATCTGTACACCCATGACACGACCTGTAGGTGTAAATGAACCACTTGCATAGTAACCAATGATATCACCTTCTTTGAACATACCAGTAACACCAGTCAACTCAATCATGTTGGCTTTACGAATATAATTGTTTACGTTTATACCATCAAAGTAATAATTTACTGTGGCATTGAACAACATGTTTTTTCCACGTGTAACAATTTGTTGTGGACGCATCCATGGTAATATAGAGATATCAGTAATATAACCGTTATTCAATGCATATGCACCAACTTTGTCGTATGCACCAAATGTGTTTGTTTGCACTTGGTCAGCATATGTCTTTGTTTCAGTATAACCAATATTTGTTGTACCATAACCATAACTTCCTTGAGGAACAAATGTATTTACAAACCGGCCATGATTTTCCACATTAGTAACTGTGCTATATGTAGTTCCTGGAATAGTTTTCCAGTCACCATTAGTCATTTGATTGATGTTATTACTTGCTTGGAAAACTTGCAAGTTTGGATCGACAACTAGTAAAGCTGGAGAGTAATTGGTATCTACCCAATTATCTACGTTTGGTGATAATGAAACATAACCATCTCTTACAGAGAATGAGAATGGATTAACATTAACTGTTCTGGATGCAAATTTTTGTGAAATTACATTTGATGTTGTGTATGGTAAACTAAAATAATTTATGTCACCATCTGTGTTGATTCCATAACCTAATGAAATAGAAGAATCTATTTTACCCATATTATATGCTGTTGCAATAGATTTTAACGGATAGTTTTTCACACTTTGTGTGGCAGTCATTATACGGTCACGTTTATTGATTGTGGCCTTAAAGTCTCCGTTATATGTATCTCCAGTAGCAAAACTAGAAAAGTCATCAACAAGAATACCGTTTTTGAATCTATTCAAACCATATGCATCGGATATCTGAAGTGATGTTGTTTTTTGTTCTAACAAATTTAATGATGTATAATACTCAATGCCATTAATTCTATTTTCCAAGCCAGCAATGTCTTGCATTGTATATCGCTTGTGTTTAACTTTATCGATTGATAAATCAGCAATTGTTCCTGATGGAGCTTCAGTTGGAATATAACCTGTATATGGATTATGAGTTAGATTGGCAATTACCAAAGAACCATCTGGTTCAGAAGGGAACAATGGATTAATAGAAGGTGATCCTTCAATAATTTTGAAACTTCTATCTTTGGTTAAAACTAATTTATCTTTTCTACCAAGATAGTATTCATAATTTGTTGTGAATGTTGTAAGGTCTGATGGAATAAAAATACCTGGTCTATTATCACCGATATTATTGTATTTAAATCCAAAAGTTGCCGTTGCATTTGTACGAGCAGGCCTAAAATCTAAAGAATCACGTAGTTGATATGTGGTACCATGTTTACTTGTATATGTTGGTATATTTGTATATGCTGATGGTAATGTTGAATCGATATAAGAACTCAAAGCAAAATAACCATCACCACCAGTATGTTGATAATAATTGACCAACACAAGAATGTTACCTTTTGGTTGAGCTGCACCAGGAATTAAAGTAATTGATGCGTGGTCATAGTAACTATCTCTTTGTCCATTATCAAAAGAATAACGATTTGTAACATCATAAGAAGAATTTGTCAACATAGCCAATGTTGGTGTAGTACCAACATCTTTTGTATCAATAATCTTAACGATTGATTGAACGTCAGACAAATATAAGGATTGTTTACTTCTAGGTGTAACCAATCCGGCTTGTTGAATATATATTTGGCCAGTTGAAGTTAGTGATGCATCATCAACAAAAGTATATGTTGCAACAGTAGTGCCGTTTGTTTTAATTGTTGTTGTATTAGCGGTAATTAAATTTTTGAATTTTAAGAAATGACTTGAGTTATCAGCATTTGTAGCATATACTTTTTCTAATACAGTTGCTGTAAATCCGCCACCAATACTTGCTACTGGAATACTTAATGTAGCTGTTGCGCCAGTGATGTTTATTGTTCCACCTAAAGCTGCCCAAGGTATAGTTTGGCCAACTACCATGTTTGAGGTACCAGCACTAGTGACAACAAATAACCAATTTTGTGTAATAGCATCAGAACTTAAATTGCCATTACCTAAATGTGAAACAACACCGGCATAGTCATTACTGGAATATACAATTTGTTGTACCGCATCACTTCCAGTAACGTTAAAGTTGACGCCTGTAGTTAATTGTTGTGTAGTATAAGAAGCACTTGACAACGATGCAACATAAGGTGAACCAATAGTATACAATAATTCTGGTGCACCTGGATTTTCTAAAATAGTGGCACCAGTAGAAACACCACCAACACGACCTGATGCATTATTAATACTTGCATAAGCAGTGATTGCAAAAGTTGCGTTTGCTGATACAATAGTATCAACATCTTTGATATCAAAATTTAATTCAAATACCGATGTTGTATCAGGTGTAACTGTCCAGTTTTGATTAACGGTTGCAACTCTAGTTACACCATTATATGAAGTGATTGTGCGGAAATCACCAGCACTTGTACCTTTTTTGATAGAAATATTTACACCAACATATGAGGTGTTAGATTGTGAGTATGTACCAGGTAAAGTAATTGTACTTGCCGTAGCAGCAATCGCATTGGCTGTCAATACAGCATTTTGAATGTCATGTACATATGCTTTATACACATATGTATTTGCATCATTACTATTTGTATTATAATCATAAATAAAATTTCGAAGATATGCAGTACCAACAACGGTAGAATTATATGTTGCGGTATTGGTACTAATAATGTTTGCTGTTGTAACACAATGTAGGTCAACTGATTGTCCTGTAGTTACACCAAAAAATGATCCAGCTGCACCACCACGCACGGTATCAACATAGAAGTATGAACCGTAGTCAATGAATGCAGGTGTGTTATCCTGTGAACCTGTAGTTCTGGCACGATTAGATACCAAATCTACATTTTTAGAATTTTGAATGCGATAACCATGTACATATGCCAAACCTTTACCAACAGTTAATGTATATAATTCTGTATTGGCATTTGTTCTTGGTGTTAATTTGTAATCTTCAACGACATAATCGCCATTTGTTTCATAATCACGTTTTGCAAAATAATCATCAATAACATTATATACAGAACTTTCAACTAGATTTGAAACAACACCGGCTTCAACACGAACTAATTCCACAAATTTATCATCATCACCTAATGTAATTGGACGTGTATCCAATTCTAATGATATAACATAACGGTCAGCTCCTGGTGCCTGATAGTTTGATGCACCAATTGCTGGATCCAATAAAGATGCGTCATTGATGTAATCGTAAATTGTTTCTGTAATTGTAAGACCAACACGTTTTGTTGGTGTATTACTATATTTGTCTAATATTGTTGTAGATGGAGAAATTTGTACAAAATTACCCAAAATGTAAAACACACCTTGTGCAATAGAAGCAACAGATGCTAAACCAGTTGCATCAGCGACAATTGCTGTTGCTGCCAAATTAGATACAGTATCAAATATTGTATCACCATCTTGAAATTGATTACCAGATTTATAAGAAAGTATCAGAGTTGGTGGATCTCCACCAGTCGCTGTAGCCACAGCAACAACACGGGCAACGATTGTACCGGATGAGTCTGAAACTAACAAACCATTAAAATCTGTTACATCAACAGCAGCATTATTGTATGATGTTTGTATTTTTACATAATATACATTTAAATTTGTTGTTACTTGCCCACCAGTGACTGGTGAATTTTGTTTGAAGATATTATCAGCAAACTTTGTAACTTGATCCTGCAGGATGGTTTGAGCCTGAGTTAATTCTCTGGCTTGAACCGCACGACCTGGTTTAAATAAAATACGATGGAAGTTTTTTGTTCCGTCAAAATCATCGTAATATGGATCAACGTTAAAATTCAGAGACATTTTTTTCCTTTTAGTAACCTAGTACTATTCTTATTTGTTCTATACCATCAGGACTTCTTTGCACACCAGTTCTGTTTTCAAGAAAAGCAATATAACCTGAAAACGGAGAAAAATCTGGAGTCGTGTAGGACAACAAAGTTCTATTAGTTTTTGTATCATTTCTGATAGTATCATTGTTAGTCGGCGTTCCTGTTGTATTTATTAGTCTTAAAACATTGGTTGCTGGATCAAAAGATAAAACTCTTGCAGTAAATGTTGCAGTTACAATATCTTCGGATGGACCTTGATAAACAATCTCATCAGGAACATATACACCAAATCCAGGTGCAACTGTTAGGTCTGTAGTTGTATTGTATATTGCGCCGTTTGCTGGATAAGGATAAGAAAATCCATCATTTTGTGCTTGCAACCATCTTTTTGATGATGTTGGATTAATAACCAAACCAATTTGATGGTAGTCAATATCAGTAGGTATTACACCACCTTCAGAACCATTAAATTCTGTTGTGAACATAACATGATTGCAACCCAATTCAGAAACGGGATCGAATCCGTGGCCACCAATAGGTGACGTAGGTGCAAACGCTACGGCACCTCCACCCAAAGATGATTCGATTACAACATTTGCGTATGTGTAGTTTGAGCCTGGATTTGTGACTATAATATCACCAATTGTGCCAAGACTTACGTTTGCCACACCTGTTGCACCGGTGCCATCACCTGTAACTGTGATTGAAATGACTGCATTTGCTGAATCATAATCGGCACCACCGTTTGTTACATTGATAACATCAATACTTCCACGACCAGCCGTATTATTAAAAGGATTTGCTGTATTGTTTCCAATACCAACAGGAATCCATGCTTTATCCATGAATTTAACTTTTAGTCCAGTATCAATAGTGTAAATGTATTTCCATTTGTAATTATCTGCACCTTGAAATATATTATTTGTATTATATGTTCCTGGTTGGAAGTATGGTTCTACTGTTGATGCGTTAAGAACCGAATTATCATATTCATCTAATGTTGTGTTATTCCAAAGACATTTAAAAACTTGGTCATATTTGTTTTTGACATAAAAATTGCGAATCAAATAACCATTACTATCTTGTTCCATCATATTAACATCATCTCGATAATAATCATAAATTACACCAGATTGCCAATCTATTCTCTGAACTACTGGTGAAATTTCACTTGTTGTAAGCAATTTTGCCACAAACATATTTTTCATCACTTGTTTCATGTACTTCTGGTCGGAAGTTGGAACAGGAGGATTAGCTTCGTCTGTCCAAGGATCAGCTTTAGCTAAGAAACAGTATGTTGTGCCAATTGGAGTATTATATTCAGGAATAACGAGTACCGGTGAAAGGTACTGTTGTTCCACTAAAGCAATTTTAGCTGATGGTGGTATGATATTTTTATTTGCCATGATTTATTTATTATGGTTTAGACACTTTTACAAATGTATTTGCAAGATCCGAATTAATATTAAAGAACCTCAAATGAGCAGAACTTGTTGCTGCCATGGTAAATGTAAGTGAATTGACTGTTGAATTCATTTCTGATATACCATGTGTTATTGTACGGCTATTAGTATCAGCATTCACCAACCAAACCTCAACAGCTTTGCCTGTATTAAAATTTGAGTGGGTGATTGTTAAATCGGCAACCAAGTTTGCTTTAATTACGGTGTCTGTTGAATAATCAATTGCTAGTGTAGTTTGATTGCCCTCTGGTATTCTTACTGTTGGATATATTTGTAAAAGTGCATTATTTGCTGCCGTAAATGCACCGTTAGCATATAGTGCGGCTGAGTTAGCAACATAACTTGGTGTATTAGCTTGTAAGAATGCACCGTTAGCATATACGCCAGCTGGTGTTGCTGTGTTAGCAACTAAGAAAGCCGCATTAGCATACGCTGCAGATGAATTGGCAGTATAACTTGGTGTATTAGCCTGTAAGAAGGCTGAATTGGCATAACTGGCAGCTGAATTAGCAACATAACTTGGTGTATTAGCTTGTAAGAATGCTGAGTTAGCAAATTCGGCAGCAGAATTGGCTGTAAGGCTTGGTGTATTCGCTGCAAGAAATGCACCGTTAGCGTATATACTTGCCGCATTTGCTGTACTAAATGCTGAGTTAGCATATCTACCTGATGTTACAGCTTTAGTGTCCGCAACACCAGCATTAATCAATCCAGAAGATGCGGAATCAGCAGCTGCATTGGCAAATGCACCAGCAGAATTTGCAGCACCAAAGGCTGAATTAGCATATTGACCAGCAGAATTTGCTTTTGCATATGCTGAGTTGGCATATGTACCAGCTGAACCACTTGATGTGTTTTGTGAAGAACCATCTGCAAAAACTACGTTACGATTGAGTGTCAAAGCACTTGAACTCATTTTTGCAACTACAGCATTGGCTGCACCGCCACCTGCAATAAAACGAATTTCTTTATTTGTTGATACAGCACCAACAACCAAGTTTCCACCCCATGTATTACTTGTACTACCTTGTGTATAGATATAACCATCTAAACGATTGATAGAGGTGTCTAAACTATTGGTTTCTGAACCAGGATTAAAATCTTTGTTTGCATATCCCATGTCAATGAAATATGTTGTGTCTGTACCAGAATTAGCAGTAACAACAAAATCAGCAGAACCACCATCATCGGTATTAACCAAATTAGTCTGAATGTAAGAAGCAGAATTCAAAGAGAATTGAGCAATTGTGTCTGGTAAATCAACTATTCTTGCACCAACATTCAATACTTCATTAGAATACAAACCTTGAGCCAAAGTATGTGCTGTGAATTTACCTGTCACACCAGTTGGAATATCCACACCAACCAATAGTGTATTGGATGTGTTGGAATTAATTGTTGCTATCGCAACTAAGTCTGAAATTTTTACTGTTGACATTGTTTATCCTATTATTAGAACTCTTCCATCTTCCGTTGTTATTAATGTACCATCTTCTGTTGCCATTTCTGGAATATATTGTAAACCGACTGGTCCGTAAATTATTATATCTGCACCGTTTGCTGTGAATGTTCTGTTAACAGACAAGTAAGAGTTTGCAGCTGCACTTAAATTACTCGTCAAGTAAATTTTACCACCAGTATAATCTACATAATTAACTGTCTTACTTGTATTATTGCCAACAAGAACTTTATCACCAGCATATACAATATCTTTTAATGGATATGCAGTATTACTATACACACCATTATTAACAATATTATATGAATTTGTTATAGTAGTAATATTTATGACGTTAGAACCAGAGTTACCTGTTACTGTTGCCACATTGGCGAATGTTAACCAAACATTACTCGCAAGTGTAATTGTATCTGCGACCGGATCAACTGATAATACTTCTGAACGTATTGTTGGTCCATGTTGTGGAACAATTACTATTTCAGATGATGGTATTCCTGGCACATAACCGTATATAAAATCAGACAACTCAGCACCAACTAGATTGGTGAAATGTATAACATTATTACTTGGATTGTCAAAATCGGATAATATTTCAAGACCAGATGCTGTATAACCCGTATAATACTCTAATGTTTTTCCTTGAAACAAAGCTTCCAATCCACGATAATTAATACTATTATTGGATTTCATTACATTACGACCAATCAGATTTGTTCCTGATGGATGCAAAAGTTTCAACAATATGTCTTTATATTTTGAAATTTCTTTTTCAACTGTAATTTGATATGTAAAGTTATTATAAATCAAACTTTGTAATACGTCAAATGAACTTGGTTGGCCTTGTGATGTTAAATATTGACCTTGACTTACAACCAATCCATTTAAGAATGATGCAGTACCTTTTGCATTACCGTCACCATAATTTTCGTGACTGTATACATTATAATTAATATCTTTGTTGTCAATCGTTAAAACTTTTGTTGGATCAGGATTAGAATTATAGTTAAAAACTCTTAAATTGAATCTTGATAAATCTGGTGTAACACCAACAGAAATGTTTGTTATCGAATCAACAAATGCAATATATGTTGCTGTGTTTATGTTTTCACCTTGATATATTAAATCTCCAGACAATGGAAAATTACTAATTGAAACATTAGAAACAACAATATCTTGAATCTTTAAAGAAACATTTGGTGTTGAAATATAATCTTCACCTGGATTTGTTAATTTAATTGTCGTGACTGAACCAGCTCTGTCCACAACAACACCAAGTTCTGCACCTAAACCTAAAATACCAGGAACAATAAGATTTGCACCAGATGCTTGATTGTTGGCTGAATTTACTGTTAGTGTCGGTAAATTATTAATGTTATAACCCATGCCACCCAAAGGATAATCCACAATTGGACCAGAAACATATTCAATGTCTGTAATAGCACCGTTGGCTGCGACTGTTCTAACATTCGCTCTTGCACCAACACCTGGACCACCAGTAAACACAATTGTATCGTTTGCTACATATCCATTACCACCATTTACTATTTGTATTGGTGCTAAAATTCCAAGAGAATCTAAACTTTCATAAGTTAAAATATCTGTTAGATACCTAGATTCCAAACTAATTTCTGGTATCTGTCGAATACCACCACCGCCGTTAGTGACAGAAATTGCGGCAACTGGATATGTTGAAAAAGAACTAAATGTAAATGCGTTTGCCAATGTAGTATTGGCATTTGATGTTGCAATATTACTAAAATTATAATTGGTATTACCAATTGTTATATCTTTCTTTAAACCTATTGAATCTGTAGGTATAAACGCAACATTTGCGGTTTTAAATGTATCCGGATTAACTGAACCTACTTGTGCTGTTGCGCCTTGTGCGTTTGTTATTGAAACAATTGTGTTTGGATTGTATCTGTATCCATAACCACCATCGATAACGTTAATACTTTTGATAGAACCTGTAGTTATTTCTGATACTTCAGCTACTGCACCAACGACACCTGTGTTTGATGTTAGACCACCATAAACAACAACCGGATCACCAACTTCATATAAAAGACCCCTATTATTAGGATCAATTTTAACTTGACTGATTTGACCTACAATTTTTGCTCTGAGTACTTCACCACCAAACAAAACATCTTGGTTATAATTATCAACCACACGAACAAATTCTCCAGATTGAAATAACCTTTCAATATTTGAAATGAAAACTTCTGTTTTTGTTCCAGCTACAACAGAATTTTCTACTGTTGCTATAGATTTGGTTGTTTCACCAAATAATCTAAGATTGTTAATACTCAATAGATTTGTATCTAATGAATTTAATTTCAAACTCTTTGCAACATACCACGAACCAGCAGAAGCTTTTAATACTGCATCTTTGGTATAAAAGATTTCAATATCGGTATTGTATAGTAATCTAAAAAGGAATTGATAAGAGGCTGGTATACCTTTAGTTTGATATAGCTCTTTGGCAATTTTTATTGCTTTATGTTTATCAACTAGAATATCTTGTGGAAAATATGGTAAAAAATCATTTGTAAAATAATCTATAAATTCTTCGGTTGTTGTATCAACATCTTTGTAATTTAAGAGATTTTTTACTCTGTTTGTTACTTTACCTTCTTGTTCCATCCACTCATAATATGCTTGTATAAACAATCTGAAATTGGCATAGTCCGGGTTATCCCGAACAAATTCAGGGAGTTGTGAATCTACTAATAGAGAAGTGTTTTGACCGCTTGTTATCATGTTGATTTGGCTGTAACATTGACGATGATTGCGTTTGGATCAAACGGATCAACTGTAATAATTCTATTATATGAAGATGAAATAATTGTTGTTGTTGGGCTTGCTGTTACTGTTAATTGTCCCAATGGATTATCAATATCTATTGGATTAAATGCATTTAATGTTACAATACCCATTGTATAATCAATTGTACCAATGTTTGCTTCAAATACAGTTTTTGCATTTTGTGAATTATAATAATATGTTCTTAGTGTACCATAACGACCTTCTAGGTTTGGTACAGCAGCACCTAAAGCACCAGTTGTTGTTCCTTCTGCTGGTGTTATAGTAATAATAGCACTTGTATATCCGGTACCTTTAGTTAATACATTAATTTTTTGTATTGAACCATCACCAGTTACAACAGCTTCAGCGGTTGCGCCAGTACCATCACCAGAAATAGTAACAGTTGGTGCGCTTTGATAACCAAAACCTGGATTCAAAACAGAGATTGTTTCAACACCACCAGTTGACGATGGCACCTCTTCAATATAAACTCCTGGAATTAGCTGAGCAAGATTTAATGGATTTCTATATGTTATAGAAGGTGTGGTGGTTACACCACTCTGAAACATACCTCTAATTAATGGTGCACCATAGTATAGATTATATGTTGATGGTGTAGTTAAATTTGGTGTAAACTTTTTCTGTAACTGTAATGATATTTCGTTTGTAATTATTGATGTACTTACACCAGCAATAGCTTGACTAAAATCTGTAACAGAAAATGTTGAATTGAATGTATTTAAATTAGTTGTTGCCAAATTACTAATTGTTGTTTTAACTGCATCTTTAATTTGTGATGCTGTTAAATTTGTCTTTTTTGGATCATAAAATACATTAGCCGTTAATTGAATATATGTATAATCTGGATCAACAATTGTTGGTTCAACTGTCATAATAGAGACAGGTCTGATAACATCTGCAATCAATCTTTCTTTTTGTGTAGCAGATAACACATATGCACCGGATGGTTTAATAGCAACAAACACTTGACCATAAACAGGTGGATCATTTTCTTGGCCACCCCAAACATTTACTGCATCAAAAGTATATCCTAAATTATTTTGTTGTATAACTGTGATATAATCTTCTTTAGTGACTGCACGCTTTTGTGCTGAGTATGATTTTGGTGCTTGATACTTAATTGAATCAATAGATTCACGCAAAGAACCTTTTGTTGTTGATGTTACAGGAGTTATCGTAGAACTTGAATAACCACCAATTGATGCCATCAATACAAAATTATTTGCACCATAAGCATCTGAACCAGATGTTGTGATGTAAGAAAGTATAACAATATTTCCGTCCGTTATTTTTTTACCCAAAATACCATCACCAAAAGAAACATCATAACTACCAGAAACATTTTCTTCTAAGAAATAAACTAAAGAGTTTTCATCTAATGTTAGATAATTTTCAGCTGCTGTGAATATTTCAACGGATGTATTTGTTGATGATTGTTGTACTAATACTTGTAATGTTGTATTATCGATGTTTTCTGCCGGCAAAGAAAATACATATTTTGGATTATTTGTTGAATTTACTGTATATGATAATGTTGCTGGAATACCTTGTTTCAATACAACATTTGTAAATTCTGCTTGATTGGTACCTAAATTTACGGTACTTGTATAAGAATCGGTTGTTACAAAAGTATAGTTTATACCATCAATTGCTTCCGACATAAACGGTGTAAATTTAGGTAGAGTTAATGTTGGATCAAAAACCTGATTCACCATTAGATTTATAGTTGCCGTTGGTGCTAATGCAGATTTTGGTACATAATTCATTAATTTGGCTTGAGATACAACCGAACTTCTTTGTAACGCAGTATCTAAAAACATTTCATTGGCAACCATATTTAAATAATATGCATTATATTGAGTATTGTATGCAAGAACATCCAAAAGAACAGACAAAGCTGAACCTTCATAGTTATAATCTTTTAATGTGTCTTGTGACTGTAAGTATGTTTTCAGATTGTTTTTAATTGTATTAAAATCCAAATCTGTCATTTGAATGTTTGAATTAGCACCAGCCATTTTATCTGTTTCTCTCTAAAAGAATTGTTGTTGTCGTTGGTTGCGTTGCATTTTCTATATAAAATGTTATTGTAACTTTGTATGCATTTGTGTCTGGCATAGCGTTTACAGTAACACTTTGTACATTTGCTCTAGGTTCATACGCCTTAATTAAGTTTTTTACAAGGCCTTCCATTGTTACAGCAACAATTGGAGATATGTTTTCAAACAACAAACCAGTAATCTGAGAACCTAGGTCAGGATTAAAAAGACGGTCATAATTCTGAGTATTCAATAGATTTCTAATAGAACGTGTTACCGCTTGTACATCATAACTCAATGCAATATCAGCCGTCACAGGTTTCTTTGTGAAGGTGAAATCTATGTCGGAATATATTCGGTTTATGGTTGCCATCTTTTATTTATGAGTTTATCCTAGACTTCAGTTTATCTGAACCTATGTAATTGTTGAATAGGTATGATTCCGTCTGTCCTATAGTCGAAAACTGGTCTACTTTATTATAATCATCAATAACCGCTCGAGAATTGTTATAAAAAGTAACATCAGAAGTTCTGCGGCCATTCATTAAGTCAGCAATCGGTTGTAACCCATTGACCATTGTTGACACCTGTGTTGGTGTCAAATTGGTGGTATATGAATATGTTGTCTCAAAAGTTTCTGGATCCACGGTCGTAGTAACATTGATACTATTTGCGACCAAACCACGATAGGTCTGAATTGTTGTATTTTGTGTGGTTAATGTATTTGCAACCGTCAAACTGGTGAAATTACCCATCATAGGTGCATTATTTTGTATTCCGTCAGACTGGAAGGTGATGTACATAAGTATTTTACTTGCAGACATTGCAGAAAAATAATGTGGTAATGTTGCTGTACTTTCGTTTGGCTGTGTTATTCCTGAGATTCTATCCGTATGCAATAAAAAATTATTACTAGCAGCTCTCACATTGTTTGTGGCTGTAACTAGAGTGGTCATGTTAGACACACTAGTAACTCCTGTAACAGCAATAATAGAATTTGCAGTATTCCATATACCTTGAGTCACATTTGCAACGGGATTAGTAAAATAACCACTTGTACTAGAATTTGCCAAGTCTGCGGTTTGCCACTCATTCAACAATGGTGGCATCGTATTCATTGTTGTAATTGCCGTATTCGACAAACTCATGGTTATTGTGTTTGCTGAATCGTATCCTAGTCTACTAAAAATGCTCATAATATATCCTTAGACCATTGGTGTTAGTGGTGAACTTGTTGGAAAACCTTTATTTCCAATATGCGTATGTAAATTCAAAATGTTCTTGTTTATGGTGTCTGTCATCAAACCAGCTTTCATTATTTGGAAAGTACCTAACGGTGCGGTGACAACTGATGCAGAAGCAATAAATGACCCAGCACTTATACTACCAACGCAAAGTATATTACCTGGTACTGCAATTGGTGCACCAAGAGGCACACCTATAGACAAACCACCTAAAGCAGTAACAAAACCCATCGCACCTGCGCCAATGCCACCAGTCGGACCTGTGTCTATACGACCAAAAGAGAATATCTTATCAGCTGCAACTTCTCCTTTAACCCTTAGTGTTCCATCAATAGCAACACCTCTTAAACCTGTAGTGATGCTTAATCTACCTAATGGTCCTGAACCTGCCTCTACATACATGTTGCCTTGTGAAGCAATAGTTGACATACCTTCTACCGTCTGAGTGTAGTTGCCTTTAATATGTTGTGTTACATTACCATCAATTGTTTCTGTTTTGTCACCTGTTACGTGCATATTAACATCACCATAAACTGTAATGTTTAATTTACATGGTATATTTCCATCAGTACCTGGTTTTCCACCTTCTACACCAATTGAAATATTATGGTCACCAAGTGTAATAACATAACCGTCACCCCAAATTTTATGCACCTCGTCACCGTTAGGATGCATTTCGAGGAATGTGTTTGCACGGTGTTGTAGACGAACTCTTTCACGGGTTTTGGTGTCATCCAGTTCGAATAGGTGACCTGAATCGGTTCTTGTTACTTTATTATATGGATATACCGGTTGGAAATCCGTATTGGCTGCGGATTCCGGCTCATTCCATCCAAAATATCTATCTGGTTTGTTCATGCCCATTGCACCTTTGTTGGATCATAATGATTATCTGTTACTGTTGTCATCACATTCGCTGTGTTTGCAATTGTGGTAATGTATGTTGTAATTGTGTTACTGTGATCCAAAAGCGGATCCGTGAATACACCTTTTAATGCATCTGGTATTGTAATTGAATTAACATCAGCTGTTAGGCCTGCAAGAATAGAATCTGCACCAGATTGAATCTGTGATGCAAGTGAATCTACTGTTGCACCTACTTGACCTGGCACAGCAGCAATAGCCGCACCAAACGCTTTTGCACCAGCCAAAAACCTTGCTATACAATCTTGTACGATAGCTAAAAATCTTGCTGGTAAACTTTGTAAGTATGTAATTATTTGATTAATATCTTGAACCAAATAATATACAGTAGAGGCCATTGCAACGTACTTGGCAATTTTTTCAATATAATCGTTAATATCTTCAAGCTTAAATTTTAATGTGGCATAAATTGATGAAATTTGACCAGATGGATCCAGATTCATGGATGTAACGAGTGCTTTTAATGCCAACTTAATTCCATCATTCAACTTTTCAATTAAAAATCTAATGAAATTTGCTGCGTTATTTTTACCAGTTTTAATTGCATTTTGTATGGCAGTTATTGGATTTGTTAGACCAGCCAAACCAATATCAAAGTTAAATTGATATCTAAAATCACACACGTGTGCTAAATTTGCATTTGTGAGTCCAACACCAGAACCTGTAACAATACCTCTGGCTGTTAATGGTGTGTCTGGTTCTCCAATTTTCTTTTCTTGTATGTTTGGTGGTAATACAGGTTTTGCTTTTTCTGCTTCAGTTGGTGATGAATGTGGAAATAAAGGTTGAGGGGAAAATCCAATTGACGTATCTGGTGCTGCTGCTTGAATTCCTGGTAAAATAGCAGCAATATATGGATTCTGTGTTGATTCACCATCTGCAAAATAACCAGTAACATAGGCACCGGCTTCAGGCACATTAAAACTACCAGCTGCATTTGGTCCAGTCATCAATGTACACCAAGGCAACGCAGCCGTAGGTAATGCTATAAGTTCTTCGGTGTGATGACCAAATATGCGAACCTTAACACGGCCTTGTTTTAACGGATCTTCGGTGTTTTCTACAACACCAATCCATGATTGACCAATAAAATTATTCATTTTTCGCTTCTGTTAAATTCTTACTACTACCAGAACTTAATGGTGTCTGATAACTTTCTTTTGCTAACTCCATAACTGTTTGATATGCACCTTGTGATTGTAGTACATGACGAACAGCATTTACCAAATATTTACCTGAATAAAAAGGATCCAATTCTCTATTATTACCTGATGCTAAAGTATATAAATTAAAATTAACAGTTATACCAGCAGTAATTCCTGGATCACCAGGAACAACAACTTTTAATAAAGTAAAGTTTGCTAATGAAATTTGAGCCGTTCTATTTGGTATATAATTTTCAACATAAACGTCATTAGTTACCGAATCTGGCCGTTCTTTTATATAAGGTACTCTATATTGTTCTGAATTACCCACTACAACTTTTACCACACTCTGTGGATTCTGTGTATTTTTTAATCCAAATCTATTAGTGTTATCAAGTGAAATGCCATTGTTTTTACCATTCATCGGCGCCGAGGTGCCTTTATATGTATCATAATTAAAATCCGTTATTTTAAATGACCTTGTTAATGGATCAACCGAAATTAATCTATTTGCATATGTACCTGAGGTAATATCATTTAACACATCAAAAGATTTAACAAATTCATAATCTATAACAGTTCTTGTTTTTTCTTCCATTGAAGCTTCAACATTTATTTGTTGAACTTTATATGTATTATATGGATTTTGTGCCATTAGACTTCTTAATGACCTAAAATGAAAACCATTTTTGTTTTCATAAAATATCATATCGGCACCAGCCAAATTTTGTGTGGCTGGCCTTGCATAGGTAGACAACCAACTAATAGCTTCAAATGGTTTTAATGTATTGATGTTGAAATTGTAATTTCCTGTGGTCGGTTCAATATGAAGTCTTTTACTAATCTTTAAATCATTTTTCAATATTCTATTTACGGTTACACTTATTAACTCACCGTTTGGATTTGCACCTTTTTGAAGTTTTTTTGATTCAGATAACAACATTTCTTCAGAACAAAAATGTAGTGTTATTTCTTCCGATTTGTGGTTACCAGAAGGTATTCTATCACTTTTATATATTCTAAAACTTCTGGATATATTTGACGAAGCTGTTTTTGTTCTACCAAAATTCACTCTTAAAAATTCTTGTCCTAAAATTTGAAATTTTTGTAATAATCCTTGGCCATCTTGCAATATAACAAATCCTGAAGTAACAAAACTATATAAATCTTCAAAATAGGAAAGTTCAATCATCAGTTTTTTAACTGGTATTTCTTGACCTGTGTTTGTTATAATTGTTAAATCATTTATACTTGCACTTTGTGCATAATATAATCGATTACCAGTATCTGTTGTGTCGGCCATTTTAACTCATCAATCGTTTAAGTTCTGATTCAAACTCATCTACATAAGATTTATTTAATAATTTAATATTTCTTTTAGATTCATTCAATTCTTCTTCATAGGTATAATAAGAAACACCTCTTATTGATGTAGTAACAGTAACATCACCCGTTGGTAATGTATATGTGGATGTTCCTGGTACTTCCGCAAGAAATTGGTCTAATCCAATTGTTACTGAATTTTTTGTAATTGTTTTTGTTGCTAGGTCAGTTTGTGTGATAATTTTTTCGAAATTGTATACATCACTATACACATTTATACCTGTTCCCGTATATTTCTTAATTACATACTTTTCAAATATAGATGAAGACATTGGCCAATCCCATTGTGGGTCAGTAATCTGATTGGTGAATAATACTATCCAATAACGATATGGATCATCATAATATTTGTGTGCAATAATTTCAGGTGTATCACCTTCTTGTATATCATATGTGTAATATAATACTGGATTTTTTAAAGCCTCTGGAATAACACTGGCACGAGCCATAATATTGGTTAATAGAATACCATTGGAATTATTATCCGATGTTAATATTCTTGGTAACGTATTAAAATATTTCATATTAATAACCTTGTTCTATCTTAGCTCTATCTACAAGCACAGTTTCTTTGAAGCTTAAGTCCATTGTCATTTGAGTTGGTTGACCGTCTTTGTGTGATGACCAACCATTTGGTGCATAATTTACTGTCACACTTTCCAAAACACAATCGGTTAGTTTATTGATATTTGGATTTTCCGCACCGTCTTTCTTAAATGATAAATTAAAAACTCCAGGTGGTGTATAAAAGAAACCAGCAACACCTGTAACGATAGTTGGCGCAGCATAAGACCTAAACAGTTTTACTATTTGTTGAACCTTTGATGATTCGTTTGCTGACCGTGGTGAAAATGTAAATGACATTTCAAATGTTCTAAAACTTATGCCTTGAAATAAAACTTGTTCTTGTGGGTTAAAAGCATAACCAAGTTTATTTAATGCCAATTTAACTGCCTGATTATCCATCACACTATTTACAAAACTTGCAGGTTTACCCAAAAGACCGGGTAATGAGGCAGCTGCACCAATTATAGATTCTTCACCATAAGATGTGGTATAATTAAAACTTAAAGTTTCTGGCATATACAAAGAAACAGTTGCTCTTAAATCTTTTTTCATTTCTAAAAATTGAGCAGCCGTTTGACCTGTACCCATATCATTGAAATTTTGTTCTAAAAACGAAACTGTTTTTTCACCTGCGGATATAATACCTGCTTTGACTTGATTGAGATAATCGGTTTGGCCACTAGCAATATTGTAAGCTCCAACAGCTGCCGAACCAACTCCTGAAGCAACTGCGGCACCTCCGGATGCAAGTGCTGATCCAGCCACTGCCACCACACCTCCTGCCGCTTCTACTTCATCAACTTTGCTTTTTACTACATCTTTAACGGCATTAAGAACCTGATTTTTAGCTACTTCTACCGATGCCGATTGAGGTTGATAAATATCAAAAACAATTGCATGACCCTTACCAGAGGAAGTTAAATCTGATGGATATTGTATTGCATTGTAGTTATATTTCGACTTAAATAGTGACGCTAGGGGACCATTAGCAAAATCGGTTTGCGTTTTTACTTGGTCACTTTGTAAGTCAGCACCATTTACGTTATTGTAACCAGCTTCAACAGAACTAAATGATCCATCTGGATTTTGAGTTTGTAATTGCATTGAATCTATCTTAAAAAAAGTTATATATATTATTTATGGCATATTCAGGAACGTTTAGACCCACAAATCCTCAGAAATACGTTGGGGACCACACAAAAATCATATACCGCTCTTCATGGGAATGCAGAGTGATGAATTGGCTCGACAAAAATCCAAGCATTTTGTCTTGGGCTTCAGAAGAGGTTATCATTCCTTACAAATCTCCAGTAGATGGCAAATTCCACAGATATTTTCCTGATTTTGTTGTTAAATCACGTGGAAAAGATGGTTCTTTGAAAACTATGATGCTTGAAGTTAAACCAAAAAAACAAACACAACCACCAGTACAACAAAGACGGGTAACAAAACAATACATTACTGAAGTCACAACTTGGGGTGTCAACCAAGCCAAATGGAAAGCTGCAACCGAATACTGTCTTGACCGTGGTTGGCAGTTTATGTTGGTAACAGAAGACCACCTAGGTCTGTAACTAAATAACCAATGACAATAAAACCATCAATACTTACATCATTATCCGAACAGAAGGCCTCTGCTGATTATCAAACAAACAGTAAAGAATCTTATAAATGGTTAATGACAAAGATAGCTGAATTGAGAAATCCAGGTCGTTTGGCTATTCCAATGACCAAAGAAAAGCAAAGATTTACACGACCATCAGACAGACAGAAGTTTTTAATGGGTGGTTTATACTTCTTTGTATATGATCCAAAAACAAAAAATGATTTGCCATATTATGACAGGTTTCCATTAGTTATACCACTTAAACGAACACCTGATGGTTTTATAGGTTTAAATTTACATTACTTACCACTTAGATATAGGTTAATTTTTCTGAGGAAACTGTTACCATTTGCTATCTACAATGACGAGGACGAGATTAAGCGCCTCCGAATCACGTATCCGATGTTGGATGCGTCATCCAAGTTCAAAGAATTCAAACCTTGTATCAAACAGTACCTGTACCCCCATATTAAGTCCAGGATTCTTGCGGTTCAACATAATGAATGGGATATTGCGGTATTCTTACCAATCCAACAATTCAAAAAGGCTCAGCCTAGAGAAGTGTGGAAAGATTCAATAGAAGAAATAAGGAAGTCATAAATGGCAGGCTCGATTAGCGATTTCAAATCCAGTTTTAGGACAGATTTAGCAAGACCAAGTAGGTTTGATGTTATCATTCCTATTCCTGTTGTATTGTTTCAATCACCTTTGGTTACAAGCAAAAGCCTTACATATCGTTGTGAAGCCGCAGTTTTACCAGGCCGTACATTTGAAACACATGAACAGAAAACTTATGGACCAATTGAAAAATTTCCACACCTAACGTCATACACAGATGTTGACCTAACAATTTTGATGGATGATGATATGAAACAGAAATATGCATTTGATGCATGGCTGAATAGTATCAATTCACCAATTGACAATAATTATAGTTATAAAGATAGTTATTCAACAACAATTACAATCAATCAATATGATGTTACAAATAAAATGTCATACTCGGTTGATTTGTATGAAGCATTTCCAATTTCTATGAATCAATTGGATTTAGATTGGAATAATGACGGTGTACATAAACTGTCTGTTACATTCGCATATACTTATTGGAGAAACAATTCTCTATTTTGATTTAATTAAGGAGTTATTATGGCTTTACCAAAAATTGATGTACCAACATACGACATTACATTACCAGTTTCAAAGAAAGAGATTAGATATAGACCTTTCCTTGTAAAAGAACAAAGAAATCTATTGATGGCCATGGAATCAGATGATTCGTCATCTGTGCATACGGCAATCCGAGACATTCTTTATAATTGTACCTTGACAGAAGGTGTTGATATTGAGAAGTTACCTATTGTTGACGTTGAGTTCTATTTTATTAATCTGAGAGCCAAATCGGTTGGTGAAGTGGTTGATTCGAAATATCGTTGTAACAATATTGTAGAAGATAAAGAGTGTGGCAATTTAATGGATTCTAATATGAATCTGTTAGAGGTTAAGGTTGAGATGGATGAAAATGTTTCACCTGATATACAACTAACTGAAAAGTTGATGGTAAAAATGAAATACCCTGAGTTTGGTATTGTTAAAGATTCTATCAATATGGAAAATGATACTGATATCACCTTTAATATGTTGGCTCGTAGTATTGAACACATTTACGATGGTGAACAATTTTACTATGCACACGAAACACCAATTGAAGAATTGGTACAGTTCGTTGAAGGTATGAACCAAGAACAGTTTATGAAGATTGAAAACTTCTTTAATAACTTACCAAAGTTACAACAGAAGCTTGAGATGACCTGTTCTAAGTGTGCATTCCACCACGTTATTAATGTGGAGGGACTTGAAAGTTTTTTCGTATAACCTTTCGCCATGATAACCTGAAAAATTATTATAGAACTAATTTTTCATTGATGCAACATCATAAGTACAGTTTAACCGAACTTGACAATATGATGCCATGGGAAAGGGACATATATGTTGCAATGTTGATTCAGTATATTGAGGAAGAAAACCAAAAAATAAAAGAACGAATGAAAAAGTAAATGGCACAACCATCAGAAGAAACAAAAAAGTCGGCAGCAAGTATGGCGTTTGGTCGCCTTAGTAAACTTGCGCTTACAGGTGCCAAAAAAACAATTTCAACTGTTGGTAAACTGTTTACTAAAAAGCCAGAAAATCTTGTTGATGAATCCTCACCACCGACCAAGATTATGGGTGAAATATATAAGATGATGAAACTCATGGATTTAGATAGAAAACTAAATCAAGAGGCTGCCAACTCTCATATTGAAGAACAAAGTCATATGAGAGATAAACGCAATAAAGAAATAATCAAAGCATTAACTACTCCTAAAATTAAAAAACCAAGAGTAGTAAAACCTAAAAAAGTAAAAACACAGGAAACAGAGACAACACCTTTACCTCCTGTTAATAAAACTCCTGGTCAAACAACAACACAACCAGCCACA